GTGGATTCATGATGGCAGCTCTCGATCATGCTGCTAGCATCTTCGGTCCCGCCCTTGGCAAAGCTGCGACATATTCAGCGCTAGCACTTGGCATCACGGTGATCGGCAAGGCTATCAAAGGCGTGCTGATGTCATTCATGGAGTCGGACTTCATAAATTCCATCTCCTCCGCCGCCAGCACCCTCAGCAGTGTCAGCCTGTCGGGGTTGATGACTCTCGGAGTTGTGCTCGGTGCTGTGATGATAGGTATCGGCGCGATCATTGCGGGTATCGGGCTCGCTATCACTAAGTTACCAGCTCCTACGATGGTCGCCATGCTTCTCGGTGGCGGCGCGCTCGCTGCGATTGGGGCTGTGCTGGGCGTCACGGGTGGTGCCAGCTTCGTTATCAGAGAACTTATCAAATCATTGACTGAAATCGTTCGAGCAGTTATTGAGTCTATCTCAACCGCGACGTTTAAGACGGCGCTTGATAATGCTGCGGCCATGGGCGCGAGCATGGGTGATAAGATCATCGGGATCTCCAACGTCGGCAGCATTCTTGAGTCTGTTGGCAAGGTGGTTAACACCGTCGGGGCGGCGATGGGTGTCTTTGACGGTGTGGATGTCGGGCTCTTCGGCGGAGACAAGATCAACGCCATGAAGGAGAAGATTTACAAGATTACCAAGCTTTTCATCACCGAAGGAAAAAACTGGAGCGTTCAAACCGCGCTGGGAATGATTCCGAATATAGACGTGTCGACATTCCAGCCCAAGATCGAAACTTTAAACACCACAGCGCAGATGCTCGGTCAGCTGTCCGACATCACTACGAAGCTAGCGGGCATCAAAAGCGATGCAAGCGAAGACGCAGCTGAAATTATAAAGAGCTTCAGTGCTGACGATGGCGTGATCGCCGCGATGATAGGAATATTCAGCACTTCCACCACAAATTCCTTGCAATCATTCTCAGGTATACAGGAGCTGGCAAAAAACACAGTCGCTCCCGTCGATGGAGCGTTCAATTCCCTCGATCACTACCTGACACGCGTTATGAGATCGTCCGCAATGCTCGCAGACGACAGGACGGAGCAGTTCCGCGATCGCCTGTTATCGGTCTCAGATCACATCTCCAGCATTCGCGAGATCATGGAAGACATCGGAGAGATTCCACTGGACGCCACTCTCGACGCAATCGCCAGCAACATGAAAGTCGCGAAGACAACGATGAGCATCAACAACGGGGCTGTCGTTGTCAAGGTCGCGATGACTGTCAATATGAACGCCCAGAAGATGTCAGAGGAGCTCGTCATGAAGGGGTTCGTGGCTCCGTCTAATGAGTTTAGAGACTTCCTCAACACCACGGACGGGGTCGACGACTTCTTCAGCACTGAGAAAGCACTCGAGAAGAATAAGACGCTGTTCCGTTCCAGTAAGAGCGCAGAAACAGGCGTGAACAAGAGGTAATGCTCCATGAATTTCGGTGACCTGATAAGAATGAGCCCTTTCTACAAAGCGATGGTGGAGCAGATACCCGAGGAAGAGCGAGCTCTCGCGGAGTCTCAGCTAGCGTCCATTCTAGGAAGCTACGAGACCATCGTCTCCGCCCTACCGGGCGAAGCAATGACTGAGCTTTCAAAAGCGATGGCTCACGATGATCCCTCACAGTCGATAGATAATAGCACGACCGTTCCGACGAAACGTGCGCCTAGGAGATTCTGATGTCAACGACCCGCTTCGATCCGCCGTACCCTAAGCTTGAGGACGTTGACGGAGACGGATACATTGTCCCGGGTGAGAATGACATCTCTCGGGACCAGAAGCGTACTCTAGGTTCATACATCTCGTCTGTGACGCGGGCACGGGTCCCCAGCGATGAGGTTGTCGAGTTTGCAGGTTCGATACCTGAGCGTGCGAACACATTCCCGGTGGCCGAGGGCGAGAGCAGGACAAAGGGCTTCACGGATCTTGTCGGTGAACGAGTCGCTGACACCTTCGAGTATTCAAGCTCTGGAGTGTTTGACGGTCGTCCGAGCGGAGATCTCAACGATCTCATCGCAAAGGGCACGCTCGGCGAGGGAAACAACCCGACTGTCCGTCCGAACACACTCGGCCACTACATGCTGAATCGTCCTGCCGCTGCGAAGGCGGGCGCTGAGATCGTTGACGCCACCAATTCAGCGTCGCCAGCGCGCCCCAGCTTCCCAGACCAGGACACGACCAGAGCTTCGTCCAGGGCTACTGTCGCTGATACGTTAGGTGAGGAAGGGCTCAGCAGCTCCTACGACCCGAGGGCCGACAGGATCTCGATCGAGGACATCAGGAGCTCAACTCTCGATATGCTTCTCGCAGCGACAGGGAAGAACAGGAGTCACCGAGACATTTCTGGGTACGAGGACAGCTTGATAAAAGCGGGGGTCGAGCCCTCGACCGTTCAGTCAGGCATAGCTCGTGTCGATGTCAATGACATGAGACCGGCGAAGTACGTTCCCGTACGTGACATGAATTCGACCACACGACGCATGTCAGGCGAGTCAGGATCGACTGACACCGTGATCACAACTGACGGTCTCGGTGAGGACAGGTACACCAACCGGTCGTCAGGTGCTGCGTACAGCCCATTTGAACCTTTCACCTCGCCTCTTTCTGGTGTTTCAACCTTTGGCGTTGTCTCGCTGGCTATCTTCGCCTCCGTCGCTGCGGTGTCTGCCGTTGTCCTTGGGTTCCAGAAGCTGTCTAGTCTCACCGGCGCCGGAGCATTGACACCTTCTCGTGTTATGACCGGCAGCTTTCTCTCCAGCGCGCCGCTGCTGAACAGGCAGGACGAGGTGCTGGATCTAGCTCTCGGAAAATATGAGCTAGAGAATAAAGCAACACCAGGTTTTTTTGGAAGCTTGCTCAATTCAGTCTCAGAGGGATTACAGGCAATCGGCGCTCCTGATTTCTACAATCCTATTTCCGGTAGAAACTACTTCGAGTGCGCGATGCTCGGATACATCGCATTTTTAGGTGCTAATCCGGATGACGACGTCGAGGTCGGCGACAATATTTCGTTCTTAACCATAACGGCTCAGTTCATCAAAAGATCAGGAATCTTGATCCTCCTGAAGCAGCAGCGCGGATACTACGAGACAATCTTTAGAAATGTCTCACGAAACATCAACGCTCTGATCAACTCAACGAAAGCAGACCCGGTGACCTTCCTCTCCACCGGTGGAATAGAGAGCCTCTTCTCCGCCGGGATAGTCGATATCGTCCAGATCTTTGCGAAGACGGGCGACATGCTCTACCTTCGTTACGATGCTTCAAAAAATTTCAAGCTTGGTGGGCCTGCATACACATCTTTCTCGGACAGCGCGTTCGATTCGTTACTCAACTTTGGAGATGCTGGTCCGAACAAAAATGATTTCAGCTCTTACAAAAAATTCGCTGCGTCAAGAACACGCTCTCAGAGAATGTCAGAAGGATCTCGAAACACCTCGATGGATGGAGCTCAGATACCAGCGCTTCGATTGCTTCCTGAGACATATCACGGCCTGATCGCGGGAAGCCCGACGACAGTCGCAGGCATGCTCGCGCGGAGCGCAGGCGGCGATGCTACTATTCATCAGCAGCCAGCAAAGAATAGATTCACCGAGGAGCAGGTCGCTGAGATAGAGGATCTGCTCGAGTCAGAGTACATGCCGTTCTACTTCCAGGATCTCCGCACGAATGAGATCATCTCTTTCAACGCTTTCCTGGATGATGTGTCCGACGGATTTCAGGCGGAGTACTCCTCAATATCAGGCTACGGACGCATCGAGGATGCGAAGATCTACAAGGGCACCAAGAGGTCTCTCGGCGTGAAGTTCCACCTCTTTGCCGCCAACCCTGACGATTTCGACAGCATGTGGTGGCAGATCAACAAGCTCACCACCATGGTCTACCCGCAGTGGTCACGTGGCCGTGAGCTACAGATAGTGCAGGGAAATGATGTCAAAAATAAGGCGGGTCAGGCAAAATCCCAGACATTCCCGTTCATACAACCATTCTCTCAGATTCCAACCGCCACGCCCGTTGTCAGGGTCAGGGTCGGTGATCTCATCAGGTCCAACTACTCAAGGTTCAACCTGAAGCGACTCTTTGGGTTCAAGGACTCTGACGTCGGTCCCAAGCAGGCCACCGCCGGTGGGCAGTTCAGCACGGGAACCGAAGATGTCCCGTCCAAGACCACCATAACTCCCGCGGTACCTGGATCACCCAAAGTTCCTGCAAGAAAGATACCGCTTAAGTTAAAAGCAGATTTCAAAACTACAGTTGAAAACCAACAAGTGACTATTAAAGCTGGCACGATTGTCAAGGTAGATTCTAAGAAAAACTACTCAATTAACGTGCCCGGGTATGGAGAGCGCTTCTTCACCAAGGTTGGTGAGCTCACCGGCGGTGGCACCATCCCAGCTCAGGAAGAAGTCACACCCGTCGTCGGCGGTGTGACCACAACTCCCGGAGTTGATGGTACTTTAACAAGCGAAGCCGCAATGACGGCAGCTGCCTTCTACAATCCTGATAAAAACGCGATCATAAGATCATTCGAGTCAACGATGGGGAAGGGCCTCCCAGCAGTCTGCACAAGCCTCAAGTTTGGCTGGATGGACGCGCCCTGGGGCGCTGGTGAGGATGGCCCAGGCTATCGCGCCCCCCGCTACTGCACAGTTGACATGCAGTTCGACGTCATGCACGACATCGCCCCGGGCCTCGACGCTGACGGATTCAATCGCGCACCGATCTACCCGGTCGGCGACACGATCCCACGCATCATCGAGGGTGCCGAGCCCAACCCATACGGTCGTGGGACCAAGAGTTCACAGGACACCAGAATCGAGTACAATAACGCTATCAACATGAAGAAGTAGGCGGAGACGATCCATGTCAACCAGCAGGTACTCCAGAACACCGATACTCGACGTGCAGCGACGTCTCGCGACCCCGCAGGCAGCGCGCCGAATCAAGGAGGCTGCTCGTGGTGGCTCTCTCACTTTCGAGGAATTCACGTTGGCAGAGGGCCAGCGCCTGGATCAGATCGCTCAAGCATCTTACGGCGACGGGAGGCTCTGGTGGGTCATCGCGGCAGCAAGCGGCATCGGGTGGTGGTTGCAAGTGCCACCTGGCACGAGAGTGATCGTTCCAACTGACATCAACGCGGTCATGAGGCTTCTCTAATGCCTCGTAGCCCGCTGATAACTCAGGCAGTTAGGAGACTGTCGACGTACTTCGGAGCGACGACAACCTCCGAGTATATCGCCAAATCACGCCTGATCGCAACGGCGCAGGCTTCCAACGACCCGTCCACCCTCGGGTCCGCAGACACCGCCGCGAAATTATCGGGATATCAGAAAGTTCTCGACGCTGGCGTGACGGACGTTTCGGTGGGAATTTCATTCGAGGATGAGCTCGCCGAGCTGATATTCGGTAGCCGCGGGGTCTATTACTTCGAGCAGTCAACCCAGCAGCTTGTCTCAGAAAACAATCTTCCGTCTGATGCCTCACGCAGGAATCAGGTGGAGATATTCGGATACAACAACGAATGGCCTTCAGGGATTTTTAATAATGGTGATGTTTCATCCTACAGGGACAGGAATATCAACAAAAATGTAGCGAATCCAACGAAGAGCTCTCCGAATCTGTACGCAGTGAACGTTAACAATCCATTCTTAGGACCAGCTGTTAGGGACGTCGGGGGGCTGCAGATATTCCTGAATGGAATACCAAACGTTGAGTTCAGCAAATGCGTTCCATACGTTGACATCGACATCATAACTCCGAGGCCGGCCCTTGGGCCTGACAACGAAACGATGGGAGAGGGAATAACGCTTCTGAAGTTCCTGAAGCCCACCAGCCTAAGCGATGTTGATCGCGAGATGCTGAGAGCTCAAAACGTTAGTGTCACGACGGAAGCGGGGGCAGTGACCCGAGGCGGAGCACCGCTGTTCGGTGCGAAGTCCAGCATGGAGATGTTCACATCGCCAGCGACCCTCTCGAACATGGACTCCGCAGGTCCCATAGATCGTTTCAGACCCCCGATGAGCCTGGGTCAGCTGCAGGTCTCAAACAAGCTCAGGCCAGCGGGCGGCGGTCTTTCATTTTCGACTGCCCGACTCGAGATCGTGATCCATGACAGATCGAGACTTCGTGATTTTGTCGATTTCGTGAGACCAGATCTTTACGGCTTGACTTTCATGGACATCACGTACGGGTGGTCGCATATAGACGGAGGGATCAACTCCAACAACGTCTACGGAACCCTGCTCGATGCTCTCAAGGTAAAGCAGCGCTACAGGATCATCAACTCCTCGTACACTTTCGATGAAGTGGGCCAGGTCAAGGTGAGCTTGAGCCTTGCAACCGTCGGGAGCACGGACCTTCTGTTCCTTCGCATGCGTGGTAACACGTCGATCTACAATCAGCTCGAGAAGATCGCGAGGCAGCTCTCTTCCATGATGCAGGAGTACCAGAGGCTTCCCAAGACCCCCTCACTGTCCAAGATCGATACGATAGCTCAGTTCACCGATCCCAACTCGATTCTTTCAGCTGCTGATGACCAGGGGGTTCTGCAGCAGATATCTGAAGCTATCAAATCGAACTCCATTCCATACGCTGCGCGTAACGCTCTTGCGTCAGCATATGGAAACGTTGAGAAGAAAGGGAAGAATGACACCTACGAGATTGGTGAAGAGAGCTTGGTCGCGAAGTACAAAGAGGCGATGAAGAAAACGTACTCTGACATTGTCGCGGGGTTGCTCACTGCGTTGAAAGACCCATTCGCGGATAACTTAAAAATAGCAGACGCGTCCGGGAAGACTCGTTTCGATCAGATGGGCGCCGCTGTCGGAAAAAGTGGTTTCAGGCCGGGAGCGCTCTTCACACCCTCAGAAGCCACCAGAGATCTTGACAGTATGGATGTCCCCCTCACGGTCGATGATTACGCTAATATCATAACGGACCAGAAGGGACCTGAAGAGTTCGTAACTCTAGGATCGATATTCTACAATATCATAGGGGCACAGCTCGCGAAATCCAACATTTACGACGAAGTTCAGATCGTATTTTACCCATTCAACAAGCACGCCGGCGCAGTCCACTCGCTCCCCGTGAGCTGTTTCCCGATAGAGAGAGCGCTGTTCAACACGGCGGTCGCGACAGCGGCTGGCCGTGTGCAGGATCTATCTCTTCGTGACATCATCGCTATCGTCAATGACAGGTTCGTCAGCTTTCCTGCTGATCGTGCCTACATGATGTCGAATTTCTACAATGCGGGGAAAGCGCTGAAGGGTGAAGCTGAGCTTGAGAAGCTCACGATCTCCTTAGGAAGATCTGCAGTCGATGAGAATATAGCTAAAATCGATCAAGGAATCGCGAAAGCCACCGCCGATCGAGCAAATCCTGCAACGCCTCTAAGCAAAATTCAAGCGCTTGATTCCACGATAGCAGAGCTCACTGGCATCAAAACTACGCTCACGTCCATAAAGACGAACGGCTACAAAATTGAACCGAACTATGAGAAAACTCGAGACGAGCGCCTGAAATCGGTTGGAATCAACGACGGTAAGTTCGTGCAACCGAACGTGCAGATCGAGGTTGAGGCATGCCCGATGCTCGATAGCCAAAACAACGAGCTGCTAGAGAAAACTCTTCTCAAAATTCACGTTTACGATGCAGCCTCAGACCCTTTCTCGACCCTAGGCGAAATTTTAGCGGCGACGCGTGATGACCAGCTCAACGTTGTTAGGATCGCCGCCTCGGAGTTCAACCAGAAAGTTGCTTCCCCCGGCGGAGTCTCGAGCAGTCAGGTGGCGGATCTCAAAACCCTTCTCGCCGCCGCGGAAGGGCCGGGTGGTGACAAGATCTTGCAGAAGATAAAAGTCCCGGGCAACGACAACGACGCGCCGTACTTCAAGGTCAAGGGGACATACGACGATATCAAGAGACTGGTCTCTGCAGGCATGCCATACGTCATCTATGGCAGCCAGAACTCCGCGATAACGACAGCCAACCTGCAGTCCAATAACAACGCAGGGTTGGGAAACGTGATGCTCCAAAGAGCGTTCAACGCTGCGGGAGATTACGATCCAGCAGCAGTCGATTCTGGAGTTCCGATGCAAATCGTTCCCTCGCAGCTGAGCATCAGCACCGTCGGTTGCCCTCTGTTCTTCCCGATGCAGCGTATCTTCTTCGATTTTGGGACTGGAACCACCGCTGACAACGTCTACTTCGTCACCCAGATAGATCACACCATCGGAAGTGACGGCTTCAAGACTGAGGTGAAGATGAGCTACGGTCAGGGGTTCGCGACCTACACAAGCCTCGCCCAGAACCTTGCTGCAGCTCTCGTTGCCATCAACGACTCAACTACAACCAGCGGTGACCGGGTGGTTGCCTCTCAGGATGAAGAGGTGACGCCTGAGGCCGCCTCCGGGCAAGCAGAAAGAAATGAGAAGATGGACACTCGAAAGGCGCTTCGCGAAGCGCGCGCTGCGATAGCATCTTTGAAGAACGCTCTCACGCCCGCGCAAGAGATCATAGCCCAACAGCAGCTACAGCTGCAGTGGAAGGCTGACTCCGTCAAGGCTGCAGCGATAAGAGAAGCGCAATCGAGAGTTGACGCTGCGATCGATCCCCAGACTAGAGCCAGAGTTGACGAGGCAGCTTTCGAAACCCAGAGAGCTTCGGATGCAGCAGCTCAGATCGACGCCGACGTAAAGGCAGCTACTGACGCTGTAACTACGCTGAACGCTAAAATCGAAGCTCTTACCTCTGCTGACCCCAAGCTAGCCGCGCTCTTCGTCGCGCAGGAAGCTGCTGTCGCGTTAGCTTCATGAGCGTGAAAAAATATCATTCATGTGATATCATTCATCCATGCTGTACGCATCCAAACTCTCATTGAATTCACCGAAGCATGCAATCCTGCAGGACAGCAGGATTGCATGGTCTGAAAACCCGCCTGAGGGAGCGTGGTGCATCGGAGATCGTCTGACAGCTCGTTCGCTCGAGTCGATCTACGAGACATGTGACAAGGACGTTCCAAACCTCATCCCACCGGAGTTCATGAGCTCGATGGATGGGCTCTCACAGGGGGCCGTCCCGTGGCCTCTGGTCATCCCACAGCGCGTCCTGTATGAGAACCTGTCCACGATCGCGGATGAGCTCGAAGAGCTTCTGGCGATTGTCGGTGACTACTCTGATGTCCTGGTCGCAGGACGCTCTGTCATCGAACGTCTCGTGCCCTGCCGCATCGACCTTGCCGCGCTTCGAGTCGCCCAGGGGGAATCTCAGCAGCACACCGTTCTAGAGACGTTCGAGCCGGGTCCTGACAGCACGGCAAACCCGGTCGTTTACTCCCACAGGACCGCGACGGGTCGAATGACAGTCGCTGAGGGTCCGAGAATCCTCACGCTTCAGAAAGCGCATCGCAAGATCCTGTCGAGTCGATACGCCGGAGGCCGTGTCTACCAGATAGACTTCGTTTCGCTCGAGCCGAGAGTCCTTAGGCTACTACGAGCTGGGGAGGCTCCCGCTGACATCTACGGTGCGATAGCGTCTCGACTGGACGGCGTTGATCGTCGTCATGCGAAGCTCGCGACCCTGAAGTCACTGTACGGGGCCTCAGGGCAGTCGGTCCGTGAGGAGGTCGGCGCAGGAGCTCACAAGCTGATGAAGGAGATCAACGACTACTTCGGTCTAGATTCCATCCGCCGCAAGATCTCCGAAGCTGATGAGCCCAGGAACCTATGGGGTCGACCCATTCCTGAGGCGAGGGATCCGCACCTTTCCGTCTCCCATTACACCCAGTCGACAGCCGTCGATGTCTCGCTGATGGGTTTCAGCCGGATCATGGACAGGATCTCTGACGCGGATCTCGATGTCAAACCCGTGTTCGTGCTTCATGATGCGCTCCTCGTTGACTGCCATCCTGACGCGCTCGAGCGTGTGAGGGAGATTGTCGCGGAGGGGGTCGACATCGATCGCCTGGGGCACTTCTGCCTTTCCTTCGAGCCAGCCTATGTAGATGTGGAGGGATGAGTGAGCACGCTCAGAAGGAAATTTCAGTCTAAGCACCCAAAGTTCGGCGAGGCCAAGCTCTCGAGCCGCGCCTCAGGTAAGGTTGCTTCCGACACAGCGAGCCTGATCGGTGGGTTGGGTCTCAGCTCCTACTACGGCAAGGGGGAGGATTTCCACAAGGAAGCCTACGAGGTCCTTGAGAGCGCCATCGAATCACGCGCGCTCGATGGTCTCTTCGATGATATCAGCATGAAGACCTCAGGGGGTGAGTACTACATCATCCTCCCAATGTCACGGGATCTACTTGAGTACCGTCAGGGTCTGATGGGTGAGTACTTCGTCCGTGATACCCTCGCTGCAGCTGAGATCATGAATCGGATCGCTCTTCCCGGCAGAACCTTCGTCGAGCGCTCAGGAAACAAAGTTATCGTGAAGATGCTCGTCGGTTGAAAATACTCTCGTTCATCTTTAGATTGTATTCATGATGAACGAACGCGAACTTACCGAACTCTGGACCTCCTACGCAAAGCTGGCTGAGAAGATCACCGATCACGGTGACGGGATCAATCGAATGATCGAGGATCTCAGCGAGAGGATCCTGATGTGTCCAGCTGAGCCTCGGAATGATAGCCCGGGTTGCGAGCCAGGTGGTCTCATCCAGCAGGCGATCACCGTCGCGAAGGGAATGAAGAAGCTCAACGACGGCTTCGGTATGGGGGCCACGACGGAATCGATCCTGTTGGTCGGCCTCTTCCATGAGATCGGGAAGGTCGGCAGCCTGGAAGAGCCCTACTTCGTTCCTGAGGAGGAGAGCTGGCGCCGCGAGAAGCTTGGAGCTTTCTACAAGCCCAATGAGCGCCTCTGCCGGATGACGATTCCTGAGCGTTCCTTATTTCTCCTGAACCATTATGGCGTGAAGCTCACCGAGGAGGAATTCATGGCGATCCGAGGACCGAGTCGACCCCCTGACTGGGTCGAGAGCCGCCTGGCTCCTACTGCTGAGCCCACGCTCACCGTTCTCCTACGCACCGCGCGAGATATCCTCGTCAGAAAGGTTGGAGCGGAATAATTAAGACCATGGACAGAAAAGAACTCCGCCTCATGATCATTGAAGCTCTCGATGAAATGTCTTGTGAGATGGAAGAGGGCAGCTGCATGGACGAGGAAGAGCTCGATGAGTTCTCCGTCGGTGCTGGTGCCGGTAATACGACTGCCAACATCGCTGGCTACACGGGACCGCTCGGGGCTCGACCCCCTGGTCCCCGTCGTAATATCGTCAACGTGACCCAGCGCGCTTTCGGCGGAATTCCGAAAAAGCGCAAGAAGCGCTGAAAATAACCAACCTGCATCATACAATCTCCCTATGTTCTGGCTCGAAAGGCGGGGCATCGGGTAACTCCGGAGAGGGGAAGCGAAAGCCGAAACTCTCCGTTCAACAACAATCAATCATTCAAGGACATACAAACTATCATGGCAATCGACCTCGACGCAATCCGCCGCAAGCTCGGCGAACTCTCCGGTAAGAACAACAAGCGTGACCAGCAGTGGAAGCCCGAGGAGGGCAAGGAGTACACGGTTCGACTCCTGGCATTCCAGAACAACGATGGTCAGCCATTCAAGGATCGCTGGTACTACTACGGCGTTGGCAACAGCCCGGGCATCCTCGCTCCCTTCCAGTTTGGCAAGGCCGATCCGATCAAGGAGCTTCGCAGCAAGCTCTACGACGAGGGCAGCGACACGAGCCGTGAGCTTGCGAAGAAGGTTGCTCCGAAGATGCGTACCTTCGCTCCGGTCATCGTTCGTGGTGAGGAGGACAAGGGTGTTCGTATCTGGTCCTTCGGTAAGATGGTCTACCAGGACATCCTGAATCTCATGCTCGATGAGGACTACGGCGACGTCACTGATCCGCTCGAGGGCCGCGACATCCGTGTTTCGGTCTCGAAGCTTCCCGGTAAGCAGTTCGCTGATACCAAGATCTCCCCGCGAGCCAAGGTGGAGCCCCTCAGCCGTGATTCCGCCCAGTCGAAGAAGTGGCTTGATTCGATCCCGGAGGTCGATGAGGCGGTCAACCTCAAGTCCTACGATGAGATCGAGAAGATCGTGAACGACTGGATCAACGGCGGTAACACCTCGACCGATACCGGTACCTCCCGCGGTGGTCCTGCGCCTCGCACCGAGACTGACAACAAGCTCGCTGCTTTCGATGATGATCTTCCGAAGACGAGCAAGAAGACCGGAGCAGGCCCCAAGGCTGCTGCCCGTGATCTCGACGATGCTTTCGCTGATCTTGAGGACAGCGGTTTCTGATACGATGATCGGATAGCAGGGGGCGAGGAAGTTGAGCAAACTTCCTCGCCCTTTGCACATTCAGCTGCTCGAAATTAGAATATCGAAGGAGTAAAAATGGCAAAGAAGGACACCACAGCTGCGAAGACCGCAGCTGATGATTTTACCAGTGAACTTATCTCTTCCCTCAACAAGGATCACGGATCCCGCATCGCTTACAACCTGGCGGTAGACACCTCCCCGACCCACGTGAAGCGCTGGATCTCAAGCGGATCCAAGCAGCTCGATCTCGTCGTGTCGAATCGAGCGAAGGGTGGCCTACCTGAGGGTCGTATCGTTGAGATCTTCGGACCCCCGTCTATCGGAAAGAGCCACATCGCGACGCAGATAGCCCGTTCGACCCAGTCAATGGGCGGAATCGTGGTCTACATTGATACCGAGAATGGCACATCTGTTGAGAACTTGGCTGCATTGGGCGTTGATGTGAGCAAGCGGTTTGTCTATGTTGATACTCACTGCACCGAGGAGGTGCTTGATATCGCTGAGAAGACGATCCTGAGAGCGAAAGCGATGGCAAAGGACGTTCCGATCACGATCATCTGGGATTCGGTGGCGGCGTCGTCTCCGAAAGCTGAGCTTGAGGGTGCCTACGACAAGGATACCATCGGTCTCCAGGCTCGTGCAATCTCGAAGGGCATGCGAAAGATCACCGGAGTCATCGGCGACCAGAACGTGCTCTTCGTCATCCTCAACCAGATCCGCACGAAGATCGGCGTGATGCATGGTGACCCCACGACGACCCCCGGTGGTATGGCGATCCCGTTCCACGCATCGGTCCGCCTCAAGCTCGGAGCCGGCTCTCATATCGAGAATAAGCAGGGCGAGGCGATCGGTATTAACGTCTGGGCAAAAACGATCAAGAACAAGGTCGCTCCGCCCTTCCGAAAGGTCGAGTTCAGGATCATCTTCGGCAAGGGCATCGAGGAACATGAGGAAGTCTTTGACGTTCTTCGTGAACATGGTCCCGACATGATTAACGACCATCAGGTTTCGGTCGAGGGCACCAGCGCGTGGAAGACGATCAAGGTGACGAACGAGAGGAACGAGAATATCCTCGAGAAGAAGTTCTACAAGGCTGATTTCGGTGACCTGTGGAAGGATCCCCAGTACAAACCATGGATCGACGGGCTCCTGGAGAAAGCTCTCATCCGTACCACCGTGAGCGCGAATGACCTTGACATCGACCCTGAGTCCTACGAGGAGATGAGAGCTCTCAAGGACCAGATGATCGGCGCCGACATCGATCCGGAGGCCTAATGCTCGGTGGAAGACCTACTCTCCTGGTGGACGGGCTGAACTGTTTTACGCGAAATTTCTGCGCAAATCCGACATTAGGCGCCAATGGGCAGGCTGTCGGCGGGATCGTGGGTTTTCTGAACGAGCTAGGTCAGAAATGCGAGCTTCTGAGCCCACGACGCGTCATTGTCGTCTGGGAAGGTGGCGGTTCTCCCAGACGACGGGCTCTCTTTGCCGATTACAAGACAAAGAGGAAGCCCCAGAAGCTCAATCGCTATTACGAGGGAGATATTCCTGACACGGTGGGTAACAGAAATTGGCAGGTCGCAACCCTTGTGCAGATTCTAAAGCTTCTTCCTGTCCAGCAGAGCTATGTGACCGATTGCGAGGCTGACGATGTCATCGCTTACGTTGCTCGTTATCGTCTGAAGGACGATCCTTGCGTCATTATGTCGTCTGACAAGGATTACTACCAGCTTCTCGATGACCGCGTGAGAGTCTGGAGCCCGACCTCGAAGTCATTCGTCAATGAGCCCGACATTCTGGCTCGATTTGGATGCACAGCCAGGAATTTTGTCTCAACCCGATGCTTCGTGGGTGACGGCGCGGACGGCATTCCAGGTATCGACGGCGCCGGCTGGAAGACCATGGCTAAGCGCTTCCCGGAGGTCGCTGGAGAGGCTTTGCTGGGCCCGGATGACATTGTCAACATGGCTGCTGAACGAGCCACTCCGAAGGGACCGCAGTTGTTCCGAAGCATAGTCAACGGAGCCGCTGAAGCTCGTCTCAATTGGCAGCTGATGAACCTTGACGTCTCCTCTCTTTCAGGAAACCAGGTTGGAAAAATTGACTCCGGACTCGAATCATTCAAGCCAGAAGCCAATAAGATGGAGTATCTCAGGCTGCTCGTCAGGTCCGGAATCAACAATTTCGATCGAGAGCGCGCTTTCTTTCAACTGACAAGTCATCTTCTTCATACTTAAGGACACTCATGCTCTCAAACGAGATTAACGCCGGTGAGGCCCTGTTTCGCCAATATGGGAAGCAGTTCCAGGAAAAAATCTTCCAAAGTCTACTGACAGACCACGCCTGGGCAGCCCAGATGGTCGAGGTGATGAAGCCCGATTACTTCGACTTGAAGTACCTCGCGTTTCTGACGGACCGCTACTTCAAGCATTTCGAGAAGTTCAAGTGCTTCCCGACGATGCAGCTCCTGGTGTCGATCATCAAGGAGGACCTGCAGCAGGGTCCTGATGCTATCCTGAAGGACCAGATCATCGATTTCCTTCATCGCATGCGAGCGAACCCTGACCCGGGCGATATGGGTTACGTGAAGGAGAAGTCTCTTGATTTCTGCAAGCGGCAGGCTTTCCGTGAGGCTCTCGAGAAGGCAGTCGAGATGGTCGCGACCGACAAGTTCGAGTCCGTTGTTGACATCATGAAGAAGGCGGTATCCGTTGGCATGGCGAACACTACGGGTCATGATTTCTTCGAGGATGCTGAGGCGCGGTTCGTAAAGATCAATCGTAACCCATGCCCGACGGGTCTCGAGGTTCTTGATGGTAAGGATATCCTTCGCGGAGGGTTAGGTCGCGGCGAGCTCGGGGTCGTCGTAGCACCGACAGGTGTTGGAAAGAGTCACTGGTTAACAGCGATGGGAGCCCACGCGCTCAAGATGGGTAAGAATGTTGTCCATTACACATTCGAGCTCACCGAGACAGCGGTCGGTCTGCGATACGACTCGAACCTTTGCGGGGTCCCATCGAACGATGTTCCCGACATGAAGGAAGAGATCCTGAAGAACTATGAGACGATGGATCTCGGGCGTCTGATAATCAAGGAATACCCGACCGGCGCAGCGACTGTCCAGATGCTTAGAAATCATATCGAAAAGCTGAGTCTGAAAGGGTTTGTCCCAAGTCTCATCATCATCGACTACGCTGACATCATGCGATCATCGAGAACGTTCGACTCCCTTCGTCACGAGCTGAAGCTTGTTTACGAGGAGCTCCGCAACCTTGCAATGGAACTCAACCTTCCAATCTGGACCGCATCCCAGGCAAATCGTGAGGCAAGCGGCGCCGAGGTTGTCGGCCTTGAGAACATGAGCGAAGCGTACGGCAAAGCCATGGTCGCCGACGTTGTCGTCTCAATTTCGAGAAAGCCGAGCGAAAAAGCTGACGGCTCAGGTCGGCTTTTCGTGGCAAAAAACCGAGCTGGTCGAGATGGCATTCTTTTTCCTATTCACATCGATACATCGCAATCTAGGATTAAGATTCTTGACGAGAACAGCCTGACTCTGCGAGAGTCGATGTCTCAGGACAGCAACGATGCCAAGAAGCTTTTACGTAAAAAGTGGCAAGAAGTGACAGGAAGCAAGTAGGGAGAAACAATGTCTTTCACCAAGAATGAAGTTCGTGAGCGTACCAGCGCTTACTTTGAGAATGATGAGCTAGCTCCGGATGTTTTCATGAAGTACGCCCTTCGTGATGCTGACGATAATCTGCTCGAGGCAGATCCCGACATGATGCATCGTCGTCTTGCTCGAGAATTTGCCAGGATCGAATCGAAGTACCCGAATCCGATGGACGAGGACGAGATCTACGATCTTCTAAAGAACTTTGCGGACGTTGTTCCACAGGGATCGCCGATGTCTGGTATCGGTAACCCGTATCAGCTGCAGAGCCTTTCCAACTGCTTTGTCATCGATCAACCGCATGACAGTTACGGTGGCATCCTCTTCTCGGACCAGGAGCAGGTCCAGATAATGAAGAGACGTGGTGGCGTTGGTATGGACATCTCCAACATCCGCCCGAAGGGCCAGCCAACATCGAACGCGGCTCGAACGACCGACGGTCTAGCCGTCTTCATGGAACGATTCAGCAACTCCACACGTGAGGTTGCCCAGGGCGGGAGACGCGGCGCGCTCATGCTCACGATCGACTGTCGTCATCCGGAGATCGAGACATTCATCGAAATCAAACGTGACCTGAGGAAGGTGACGGGCGCCAATATCTCGATCCGCTTCACCAATGAGTTCATGCGGGCGGTGGAGAGCAGCTCTGAATTCACGCTTCGATGGCCCGTCGAGAGCAGCCCGGATGACGCCGAGATCACGAAGACCATCAACGCGAAGCAGATCTGGGACAAGTTCATCGACGCTGCATGGTCTTCCGCTGAGCCTGGCGCTCTCTTCTGGGATACCATCACCAAGAACGGCATACCGGACTGCTACCAGGACATCGGCTACAAGACAATTTCGACCAATCCCTGCGGTGAGATCGCGCTCAGCCCTTACGACTCTTGTCGCCTGATGGTTGTCAACCTCACCTCTTTCGTGGATTTCCCGTTCACCACCGGTGCCCGGTTCGATTTTGGTCGATTTACCAAGGTCACAAAGAAAGCCCAGCGTCTGATGGACGATCTTGTTGATCTTGAGATTGAATGCGTCGACAGAATTCTTGAGAAGATCGAGAGGGACCCGCAGCCCGAGCACGTGAAGCGCATCGAGTGGGATCTCTGGCGTAAGATCAAATCAGCGGGCCAAAATGGTCGTCGAACGGGTCTTGGAATCACTGGTCTCGGTGATGCTCTCGCTGCCCTGAACATCCGATACGGATCGAACCTCTCGATTGAGGCCACTGCGGCAATATACCAGCACCTTGCTATGGGTGCCCATATGTCGTCCTGTCAATTAGCTGCGGAGCGCGGCTCATTTCCCGTCTTCTCGTATGAGAAAGAGAAGGATCATCCTTACCTCTCTCGGATTATGAAGGCTTGCGGGGCCGACACGCTCAAGCTTTGGAAGACCACTGGTCGTCGAAACATTGCGTTGACGACCACGGCGCCTGTCGGGTCTGTCTCGTGCCTTACCCGAACGACGTCCGGCATCGAGCCTGCGTTCATGCTGTCATACAAGCGTCGTCGCAAGATCACGCAGGGGGATCTTACCTCCCGTCATGACTACACCGACTCGATGGGCGACAAGTGGCAGGAGTACACGGTCTATCATCACTGGTTCAAGAAGTGGATGGACGTTACCGGAAAATCTGATCCGCAGGAATCCCCGTACTGGGGCGGAACAGCCAATGATATCGACTGGGAGAAGTCAGTCGATATCCAGGCTGCGGCGCAGAGGTGGGTCGATCATTCCATCTCTAAGACCTGCAACCTGCCCAACTCAGCGACCAAGGAGACCGTCAACAATGTCTACCTGAAGGCTTGGACAACTGGATGCAAGGGTTTCACCGTGTATCGGGATGGGTGCAGGACAGGTGTCCTTGTGGCCGCCGATGAGCCCAAGAAGGAGAAGGAGAAGAAAGTCGAGGAAGATCGTCTCACTCCGAAGCGTCCGAAGTCCCTTCCATGCGACATCCACCGAGCGACTATCCGTAACAATGACTCGGTCGAATCATGGCTTGTCCTTGTCGGCCTCAACGAAGGTAAGCCCTACGAGGTATTCTGCGGAATTCCTGAGAACATCGAGATTCCGAAGAAGTACAAGTCAGGAAACATGTTGAAGAATGGAAAGCGCGAGGGCGTTGCCACCTACAACCTCACGGTACCAGTTGGGGACGACGAGAATCTCGTCTTTAAGGACGTTGTCAACCTCTTCGATAATCCTACGCAGGGAGCCTTTACGCGCACGATATCGCTCGCGCTCCGTCATGAGGTTCCGCTCCAATATGTTGTCGAGCAGTTGCAAAAGGATAAGAATAGTGATATGTTTTCATATGCACGGGTGATCGCCCGGGTGCTCAAGGGATACATCAAGGATGGTACCAAGTCAACAGAAAAGGGGTGCCCAGAGTGTGGCAATCCCGAGCTCGTCTACCAGGAAGGCTGTCTCTCCTGCAAGTCGTGCGGGTATTCGAAGTGTAAGTGAAAAGCAACCAGTAGAAAAAATTACTAACCTAACACAGACAGGATACGCAATGAACTTTATCGCAGATGTTTCCAATCACATCAAGGCAGTCGAGCTTAAGGTCGACCCCATCATTATCAGGGTCAACGAGTTTGACGAGGAATCCGCGAAGGAGTTCGTGGATCTCATGAGCCGCGCGCAGAACACGGGTCAGTCGGTGATTCCTGTCGTCATCGATTCCTACGGTGGTCAGGTCTACTCCCTCATGGCGATGATCTCTGCCATCAAGGCATCGCGAATTCCGGTTGCCACCATCGTCGAGGGTAAGGCGATGAGCTGCGGCGCCCTTCTATTCAGCTTCGGCGCTGAAGGGATGCGATACATGGACCCGGACGCGACTCTCATGATCCATGATGTTTCCTCAGGCTCCTTCGGTAAGGTAGAGGAGATCAAGACGAACGCGAAGGAGGTCGAGCGGCTCAACAGGAAGGTCTACGAGATGATGGCTCGAAACTGTGGCAAGCCCTCGGATTACTTCCTGAAGCTCGTCCATGAGAAGGGCCACGCGGACTGGTACCTCGACAGTCAGGAGGCAAAGCTCCATAACATCGCGAATGAACTTCGGGTACCAACTCTCACCTGCAAGATCGAACTAAACTACACCCTGGATTAAAGTGAAGACGGCAAAGATCGAGCTTCTTTTCAAGGTTGTCGCATGGAGGTCCTTCTCCATGTGCTACGGATTCTCGATCGCCTACATGTTCACAAGCAACATGAGAGAGTCGGCTGGGATTGTTTTTCTAACAGGTTCCACTCTGACTCTCCTGCAGTGGGGGTTCGAGATCATCTGGGACAAGCAAATCAGGAGTAAGTTACGGAATGCCCTTTCAGGACAACAAGGTAGAATTGGTCGGTTGGTATGGTGGCGACGAGACCCACGCTCTCTCGGCGTGGACGAGCACAAGCCGGGAGCTCTCCGGGGAGAAGCAATCACGAATCCCCTCGCTCCTGAAAATGCTGGCCGAGAATGGACATGAGTCTCCATTTGAGAAGAGCAGCATCAGCTTCCTGGTGACGACCGATATCGCGACCCATATCCAGCTCCTCAAGCACCGGATCGGTGTCTCGATCAACGCCGAAAGCGCAAGGTACAAAGAGTTGAAGGATGACAAGTACTACCTCCCGAAAGACTGGCCGCTCGATGAGCAGGCCCGCTACATCGCTTTCATGGAGGACGCTCTCATGCGCTACCATGATACGCTCGAGCGTCTTGTGGCAGGCGGAATGAGTCGCAAGCGCGCCAAGGAAAGCGCTCGTTTCTACCTTCCCTATGGGAACCAGATCACGGCTGATATCATGTTCAACTGGCGCTCTTTCAGTCATTTTCTCGGGCTCCGGATGAAGCATGACGCACAGCGAGAGATCTGCTGGCTTGCCGAGGAGATGTTAGCACAAGTTCGAGAGATTCCAGGCGACCCATTCAAACATACAATCGAAGCGTTCGGATATTAAGGTAAGACATGAACAGCAGAACAATCATCCTCTTTGATCTTGACGGCACTCTGACACCACCTCGCAAGAAAATCACTGAAAAGAATCGAGAAAAGCTCATCGAGCTTTTGGGATATACTAGAGTTGGGATCTTGACAGGATCGACGCTCGCGTATGTCATCGAGCAGGTCGATCATGAGCTGTTCAAGAGAGGTTTGGAGGTATTTTCTTGCAACGGGACTGAGAGGTGGGTCTATGAGAATGAAAGTTGGACCTCTACCCTTCCGCCTATCTCGATGCGAGATTACATGGGGAGCGAATGGCGCTATCTCCATAAGGTTCTCAACTCCATGCAGGGTGATCTGATCGAGGTCTTTCCTGAGCTCCCGTTGACAGGTCAGTTCGTGTCGTATCGCGGCTCGATGATGAACTGGTGTCCGATAGGGAGAGAGTCTGATCACGGGGATCGCGAGGCTTTCGAGAAGATCGATCAGCGCTCTAACTTTAGAATGGGTCTTCTCGTCACTCTTCGTGAGCGACTGCTGGCCTTGAACAAGAAGCTCACGGTCAAGCTCGGCGGGTCAACTTCTTTCGACATCTACCCTGAGGGTTGGGACAAATCATACACGCTGCGTCATTTCCCGTCCGACGTGGTCTGGTTCATCGGCGATCGGTGCGACCCTATGGGAAATGATTTCGAGATATACGAAGCTCTCAAACCGTTCGGTCGTTCTATCAAGGTGCAAGACTGCGATCAAACTGCAGGGATCATTGACGAGATCATGCTAAGCCTCGGTCATTTTCCTGAGGGGATGTATACGCCACCGTATTGATGGGTCGTGTATATTTAAGCTCGTAGGATGACAAGAATATGGGCTTAAATAATCCAGTTATGAGCGAGGGGTTCGTCCCAGCTTACCAGATCTCAGCGACACCCTTCGTGACCGCCTCAAACGTGACGACTGTCGCGGCGGTCACGTTTCCTTTCGTGACGAGGTTCTTCACGGTTCAGAACCGCAGCGCTCTCGAACTTCGAGTTGGATTCACGCAGCTGGGGGTTCAGGGAACGAACTATTTCGTTGTTCCATCAGGCAGCAGCTACTCGAATGACTTCAGGGTTGACAGGCTCTTCCTCTCGAGCTCGACCGCAGCCTCGATTCCCTTCGTCGTGCTGGCCGGTTTGACAAGCGTTCCGGCATCAAACTTCAGCGTTGTGACAGGTTCCGCAGGTTTCGCGGGCGTGGGCTGATCAGTTTGTAAACTAGGGGAATCCACGTAAAATGATATTATGTGGATTCCCCCTAAATTCGGTCTGATTCAGGAAAAGTACTGGCCCGATGGCTGGAAGATCCTGGTCTGCTGCCTGTGCCTCAATCTAACGAAACGCGCTCAGATGGAACCAGTTGTCGAGGAGATGTTCCGGCGCTGGCCAAATCCGAGAGCGCTCGCTGCTGCATCCGATAATGATCTCGAGGACCTCATCCGCCCACTCGGCATGCAGAGGAAGCGGACGCAGACCCTCAAGCGGATGTCGGCGGAGTACGCCGCAGGCGGCTGGAAGCAGGCGAAGGAGCTGCACGGCATCGGTAAGTACGGTGACGATGCTTACCGCATCTTCATCCTCGGAGATTGGCGCGCGGTGCAACCGAACGATCACGCTCTCAACGATTATCATGATCATCTGAAGAAGACACTCGGCAGTGGAAATAGTTAGGGAGCATGATCTCTCAGATTTATCTTCGTCGCCTTGTCGAGTCTGTGCTCCTTGAGGGAGTCAAGGACGATCAACGAGAGTTGATAAGCAAGTTCAGCTCACACACTGAAGAGCTCGCTAAGCTAAGCAACAAGGCGATCGCGTGGTTGTCCGCCAGGTTCGGCTCTCGAGCGACGAGACCCATGCCAGAGGGCGAGTTTCCCATGGCGCTGGACGCCATCATCAAATACGAACCTCGAAGCGCAGACATCGGCAAGAAGTTCATGACGAATGAATACTTCAGGGAGCTGATCGAGAAGGAGTTTCCAGACAGGTCGTGGACCTCACCCGCTGACCCGACCACGATGAGCGCACTCGAGATGCTTAGGGTTGTTGAGCTTTCGAATCAAAAGAAGCCAAGGATCGAGGTTAATCGTTCGCAGAGCATTGAGGGTGATAAGATCGGTCGGGTCGGTCCTTGGGAGATCTACGAGGCTTCCAGCCGTGAGAACAGCTGCAACATTGTGGGCCTCAACAAGGAATCTGGAAAGCCTAACACCGACTGGTGCACGGTGAGAACGGACGCCTCGAACCTCTTCTACAACTACGTAGCTCAGTACAACCTGTTTACTCTCGTTCACCAGGGCGATGTTCCCACCCGGCAGAAGTGGATCTCGATAGCCATGAACGATGATGGGACTGTGGAGTATGAAGGCACCCCGGGCGAGCAGCCCACAGTCAATGGTACGAACGATGCCATGAATGAGGGCGGTCTGAGACGCATGCTTGGCGCTGACTTCGACGGTGTCATGGAGACTTTGAGGGAACGAGTGAAGAGTCACGGTGGGGTGTCACCCGCTCGAGCGAAAATCAGGGACGCTGCTCGTGACGTCCAGGGCTTCAACTACATCATGCAGGGTATATCGAAGACGGAGGCTGCCTCCCTGAAGCAGCAGGTTGCGAAGGTCCCCGGGATCTCGAGCGAGATAGCCCAGCTCCTTGCTGATGACCCCGAGTGGCGTGTGAGACATATGCTCGCCCAGAATAAGGACGCTCCTGCTGATGTCATCGAGAAGCTCTCCCGAGATGAGAACGTCGAAGTGCGCCAGAGGATCGCAAAGAATGAGGCGACTCCTCCCGAAATACTCACGAGTCTCACGACGGACAAGGACGTTGTTCAATACGCCGTTATGAACCCTCGTGTTCCGCCTGAAACTCTCGCATCGCTTGCAGACGTTTCGTTCTTGGACAGAATGTTGAATCGTACCGACAGGGACCTTCTCAAGGCCGTCGGTAAGAATCCATCGACCCCCGCTCAGTCGCTTCAGAAGCTTGCCAAGAATTCCGATTACTACATTCGCCTGGGAGTCGCTCAGAATAGCGCAGCTCCCGCCAGCTTGCTTCGTCAGCTTGCAAATGACGACAAACCCAGCGTTCGTACCTCTGTAGCGTACAACCCAAGCACCGACATCAGCATCGTGCGTGAGCTCGCAGTCGATAAGGACGGAAGCGTCGCGATGACAGCGCGTGAAGTGCTGAGGAAGCGAGGTTTGAGCGAGGGTCGGCTCCGTCATCTCATCAGGCAGATGCTGTAAAATCAGGAACCTCCTATACAATATGAGTTAGGAGGTGCGTTATTCCTGAAGGTCCCGAATGCAAGCTCGCCGCCGAGGGTCTCGCAAGAGCTCTCACCGACCGAACGATCGTCGATGTTCAGATCCTTTCGGGTCGCTACGCAAGAAAGCCGTTCGAGGGTCATGCCCATCTCGTGACCGAGCTTCCCAAGCGGGTCGTCGGGGCTGGATGCCATGGCAAGTTCATCTACATCCTGCTCGATGGCGGAGACTCCTCGATGTGGTCGACACTGGGCATGACGGGTCACTGGTCCAGAAGCGCTTCTAACCACGCCAGAGTGCGTCTGGGCCTCGATGACGGGACGGACGTATACTACAATGATACCCGGAACTTCGGGACTCTGAAGTGGTCCCAGGGCCGGCGCGGGCTAGCTGCGAAATTGAAGACCCTGGGGCCCGATATGCTCGGCGAGGATGTGAGCCACGAGAGATTCCAGGCTGCGATGCTCCGTAAGCCGAAGTGGACACTTGCCCAGGCTCTCATGGATCAAGCGGTGGTCGCTGGCGTCGGTAACTACGTGAAGGCAGATTCCCTCTGGTTAGCGAAGCTCTCTCCCCATCGTAAGGTCGACTCTCTGAGCTTGGAGGAGTTCGAACTACTCAACGATAGCATCAAGAGAGTACTCAGGGGCTCATACGAGTCTCAGGGGGCGACAATCAAATCATATAAAGGGTTTAATGATGAGTCGGGTGGTTACGGAGATAAGTTTTTATGTTACGGAAAAGAGGTAGATGAAGACGGAGAAGAGGTGATCAGGGAGGAGACACTCGATGGAAGAACCACCTGGTGGGTACCAACTCGACAGAGCTGAATCCTATAAACTGTCCAGACACTTACTATAATCTCAGAGGAGACTAATCATATGACTGTTACACTTTCGGATCATGCTATCATCCGCATCGTCGACCTTCTTCAGCTAGCTCTGCTGACTGGAACTGATATCGTCGATAACCTCAGGACTGTTCGACTGACGGTCGATGGTTCGAAGCTCATCATCGGTGATGATGAGAATCAGGCGTTCATGGACGCTGTTCAGCGTCTCCAGGATCGTGCTGAGGAACTCAGCACTGAGGGCATGCAGAATGCCGAAGTCAACTGATAAGCTCGACGAGATGTTTGAGCTCCGTGAGGAGTTCATGCAGATGCTCTGCGAGAGGTTCCCGGGCTACTATCCCCAGTGGCCGATCGATCTCTCGAAGAAAGAATCCCAGACGCTAGTTCGAGATACTACCCTGCGGGGTGTGGAAGAGATTTTTGAGTCGCTGGCTGAGCTTAAGAACGCGAAACCCCATCGGCAGACTGAGGTCTCCCAACTCGATCGAGATGCGTTCCTGGAGGAGATGGTCGACGGCTTAAATTACTTCTACACAACGTTGAAGCTGGTGGGTGTTACACCTGACGAGCTCCACTCAGCGTATCTTCGAAAGCACGACAAGATCTGCCGAAGATTGAGAGACGGCTACTAGCAAAAGGGACCGAGAGATTCGGTCCCTTGTCATATTTAGAACCGAGATGCCTCCAACCACCAAGAACGACGTTAGAAAGCAGGACTTCATCGTCGTCAAGGAAAAAAATAACCTAGACATTGCCAGGATCGTGGCTCCGCATGAGCTGCAGATCGGGATTGAAGGCTATAAGAACACCTCACTGAAAGTGAAGGGGTCAGGGTACATCGACGGCTCCCTGGAGGTTGGTGGCGGGATCAAGGGGGCGTTGAAGCTTCCTGACGGATCCCTGGCACTGAAGGCTGGGGCCGGTCTCAAGGTGATAGATTCAGGCAACGGTTCGGTCACTGTCTCTCTTGGGTCCACAGCAGGTGGGGTCGAGACATTGGTCAGGCCCGGCGACGGCCTGGAATCATCAGTCTCGAACGGCGTGCTCACCCTGTCTTTGAATCGTGAGACGACACTACCACACTTTGTCGAGGGCGCCGGTGTTAAGATCAGTCGTCTTGCTAACGCTTACACTTTCACGCTCGACACCGCCTACATAGCTGCGACCGAAGCTGGGGTGGTCGTCGCATCAGGAAGCGGAATAATAGGAACCGCGACCGGCGATGGAAAGCTCTCACTCTCACTCGACACGAGCTTCATCCCCGCACAACAGAGGTTCACCTCAGGCACTGGTATCAGCTTCACGACGGGAGCGGACGGATCGGTTGTCATATCATCCAGCGTGTCCGGTTCGTCCGCTCCCAACGTGGTCGCTGTTGACGGCCTCAGCGGATCTTTGAGCGGTGACGTCCTGACCCTGTCGCTTGACAGGACCGGGCTAGCCCTTCTTGAGGGCTCTCTCTTCACCGGGCAGATCGTGGCCCAGGGAGGTTTGAGTGGTTCTTTAACGACCCTCGCAGACGGATCTACACCGTACCTGAGAGCTGGTGCTGGAATCAAGATCATGACGGGTTCAGACGGTCAGGTCGAGATCGCGACGACGGCGGGCTCAGCGACTGGTATAGGAACCCAGCTCGTCCTCAATGGTCTGGTCACCGGTGACCAGGACGGTGTGAACCTCCTGTTCGAGCTCTCCGACCAGCCTGCGGATCCGAGCTCTTTCATGCTGTGGTTCAACGGTCAGCTGCTCACGAAAGACTCGGACTTTGCGCTCCAGGGAAAGCAGATCACGTTCAACGCTTCGAACCCGCCGGTAGAAACTGACGTCATCCGCGCGATGTACTCGAAGAGCGTCTCTGCGAAGCTCTACGCGATCAACGCAGAGCCCACCCAGGTATCTGTTATCGACAGCACGATGACAGGCCTGATGCTTCCTCATGAGCCTGACCCGGGCGACTCGTTGATGCTGTTCCTGAACGGCCAGCTGCTCACGCAGGGCGGCGCTCATGACTACCAGCTCACCGGCAGCGCCGTCACATTCAGCGCGCATATAGCATCCGCGGATGTGGTGCGAGCAACATACTCTTATGCTGTCTAATTTTCTTCGACAAGATCAAAGCTGCAAGAAACTTGGTGATATTTAGAGTGACAGTAAGTAAAGGAACAGCCCATGAAAACGTATAACACATCAGATCTAGCACTTGCAGCGTTCCTGAAGATGAAGGGCAGGAAACTCCTCACTGCGAACAGGGCACCTGGCGGCCGATTCAACTTCGAGTTCGAGGACGACGGCACCTGCTCCATCCTAGCACTGGAGTTCGTGAACGGAGAGTTCAGCATGTACGACTCCCAGGTCCGCGCGCTGAAGAAGGCCCTCTACGGGGCATGAGATAGAATCTCAGTTTGTTTGATTGTAACCGTTTGTTTTCGTTACGTTTTTTTCGAATACCGTTAGAAGTTCTGTTCGATCGAGTATAATTGTATTCGATGGGACTGGTCGTCATGCGTTTAACGCGGTCGCCCGAGTTCCAGTTCGTGTTCGGTTGGAGATCATGGTCTAGTTTCCCCAATGGTGGCGGAGCTGGTCGTGAGAATGTGTAATCTCTAACAAAAGGAACAATAAAATGGCTACCAAGCAGTACCAGAACCTGAGCACCCAGTCCTCAGGTTCTATCACCAAGATGCGCGCCGAGCAGGTCAAGTCCGAGGACGGACTTGGCTCACTCGCGATCGACCTCGAAGCCCTCCGCGGCCAGGTCAAGGACATCATCGGCTCCGCCGACTACAAGGAAGAGATCACCGGCGAGTACGCCAAGGTCCAGATCGTCGACCTCGCGGCGCACTTCGATGCCTCCGGAGCCTCCAAGCTCATCGTGAAGCAGGATGCGGACGTCACCGGCGCGGCTGCTCTCAAGAGCACCCTCGGCGTCGATGGCGCCACGGCGCTCAAGAGCACGCTCGCTGTCGACGGCGCGACGACCCTCAAGGCCGCGACTGCTGTTAACGCAACGCTCACTGTCTCCGGCGCTGCTGACTTCAACGGCACTGTGACCGCCGACAAGATCTCGATCGACGGTGACACCGTGGGTCGTCTCTACCGCGTCGGTCCCGGCGGCGATATCTTCGACGAAATGGACCTTACGTTCGCCGCGGGCAAGCTCAGCGTGAAGGGAATCGTCAGCGGCTCCGCCGCGCTCCAGGGCGCCTCGGTGGCAGTCGACGGAAACGTCACGGCTGCCAGCGGTACCTTCGGTGGAGACCTCTCCGTCGCCGGTAACCTGCAGGTCAACGGTGCGCTCACCTACGTGAACACCACGAACCTCCAGGTGACGGACAAGATGGTCGTCATCGCGAACGGCGCGTCCGGTGCCCAGCTCGACGGCGCCGGTATCTACCTCGGCTCCGACGCGAACGTTGACGAGAGCCTCCGTTGGGTGACCGCGGACGGCGGCAAGTGGATCGCCTCCGACAAGTTCGCTGCTGAGACCCTCCAGGCTACTGACCTCAGCTCCGCGATCGTGTGGGCAGACGCTGCCGGTAACCTCGTTGAGATCTCACCCTCGCAGTTCGCGGGCTACCTCTCGGCTGGCTTCGGTATCTCCTCGGTCACCACTGGCACGATCGTCGCCACCGCGTACACCGCTGGCCTCGGCATGCACAAGGACGGCTTCGAGTTCAAGATCGGCCAGCCGGTTGAGCCCTCGAGCGTCGTGACCTTCGGGGCCGTGACCGGCAGCAACCTGACGGCTTCCCGCCTGATGGCTTCCGATGCCAACAAGGTCATGGTTTCCACGAACCTGATCGACTGGATGACGGGCTCAGCGAACAAGATCGACGTCAAGGCTGAGGCGGACGGCAAGGTCTCCTTCGACCTCGCCCTCCAGCTCACCAGCGCCGGCAACACGAGCCTCTCCGGAAGCTACGCCTCCGTCGCCGCTGCGATCAACGACCTGTACAGCAAGGCTGGCGCAGCTTCGAAGAAGGCCACGTACACCGTCGGTAACGGCGGCGTTGCGAAGGACGCGAACATCGCGAGCTCCTTCTCCCCGAACTTCATCGGTGAGCTCACCGCTGACAACTCCCTCGTGTTCGTCAACGGCCAGCTCATGGACGGCGTGGGCGACTACGCGTGCAACGGTGGTCAGCTCTCCTTCAAGTTCGCGCTTGAGCAGGGCGACCTCGTCACCGTGAAGAAGGGCTGATTCGGCCCTCACGGGCTTAGCCCGTGAACCTGGGGTGGAGCTTTTCGGGGCTCCACCCCTTTTTACTTTCATCCTCTCGATTTTATCATTCGACATGCTGAAATCACAGAAAGAGCGTGAAATGTCCGCGGCGCTTCTCGGAGCTGCAGCTGAGCTCCGCAACCGCAGCACTGGTCTCGGTGAGGCGCTCAAGACGAAGGAGCGAGATGCTCTCATGACACGTGAGCTTACGAACCAGATAGAGGGACACCTTCGCCAGGCCGTCCAGGACTGTGAGTCAGGAAGATTGTCAACAGAGCAAGCGCTCCAAGCCCTGCTCAAGTCATCGCAGGCTGCCCTGGCATATGCACGCTCGCTGGGAGAGGCAGCAGCGCTGGACGCTCGTCACGTGAAAGGCTACGTTGAGGGTATCAACGCTGCAGCCGAATTTGTCAATGGGATGGGAAGCAATCTCCTCCGTGAAGCTGAGCGTATAGAGACCCTCGCTGCCACCGACGTGGACCTGGATCAGAAAAGGCAGGTCGGCGACAGGCCGGAGTCCCTGCGGGTAAAGCGCAAGGTCGCTGCGCTTCGCAGGGAATCAAACGACGACACCGTCAACCTGGAATCGGAATAATTAGCCAGGGAGTCAACATGTTAGAAAATTATTCCACCATCCTGTACGTCCTCTGTTTCGTGATCCCTGTCGAGTACGCTGCCATCGCTTTTGCGTCTCTCGTGTCGAAGATCGTGCTCGTTAACTTCCTGACGGATCTCAACGAGGCTTCACGTTCCAAGGAGACAAAGGTCGAATGCCAGAAGATGAAAGTCAATGTAGCTGCACGCTACAGTCAGTCTCTGCTCTGGCCCCTTGAGATCTGGAACGCCTTCAAGAAGAAGTAATCATTTTCATCCAGCTTTTCCGTGATTATATTTTCGCATGATTCAGGAAAATATGGACATGGACAGGCATGCCTCTGGCGCTATAATCGAGCTGGCTGATGAGCTTATCAAGAAGCTGGAGACGAACGATCAGGTTATCAACGAGAGAAGGGTGAGCAGCACTGCGACCGACAGGCTCTCATCGGAAATCATCAATTTTCTTCGACACGCGATAGCTGAATCCCAGGACATCGGTGAGGTTCCAGACATCAGGCTATCCAAGCTGGTGGAAGCTGTCTCATCGCTGGTGGGATCGCTGGAGACTTCCATCAGGTCATCGAGCGATGAGATGATAAGGCTCGAGGCGACGCAGGACGGAATGCGACGCGCGCTGGAAGCTGTGAAGAGCACCGGGCATGTCAGGTTGCAGGAGATCGAGAAGCTAGAGAGCATCATGGATCGAGCCGGTCATGAGAGCGACCCGCCGAAAGGCTCTGCCACCACCAAGAAGAGTCGCTCAAAAGGATAGTTAGCAAGCAGCGAATCATGGAGCGGGTGTGGGTGAAGATCGTAGACTTAAAAAGCTTTCACTGAAGATTGGTTATCTCAGGGAGGAGCTCTACGATATCGAGGAGGAGTTCGATCGTCGAGGCTGGCAGCTGCAACGAGCGGTGATCGAACTCCTAGCACGCGCGGGTGAGCTCCTACCACGATCGCAGGCTGCGCAGTCCTCAACGAACCAGGGACACGCTTCTGAAGACGAGGAAGAGGAGCAAGAGGCCACGCCGACCTGGCAACGTAAGCTCTTCAGGAAGATAACATCCAAGACCCATCCTGATGCCCTGCTTCGGGAGGAGCTCAGCGAGCGCGAGCGTGTTGAGAGATCGAAGATGTTTCAGGACGCGAAAAATGCTCTGGAGAAACGTGAAGGGGGTCGACTACTCGAGATCGCTGCTGAGCTGGACATCGACGTCGATGACGCTCCTATTGAGGAGCACATCGCTTCCATGGAGAGCCTTTCACGTGACCTGGAATCCAGAATTTCCCAGGTCAAGACCACGGCTGCGTGGATCTGGGGGGAGGGTAAGAAGCGCGAGATCCTCAATCACGTCGCTCGAGTCTCAGGATGGTCAGGAAACGATCCAAATCTGGTGGACGAGATTGTCCGATGGGTCGATTCGGGCTTCATGAATGGACTTTCGACCTATGATCTCCCGAAGCCCGAATCGCGGCGAGTGCGTCCCTCTCGTAAACCTGGCGAGCGTCCTGAAAAGATGCTGAGACGTCAATAGTTAAGGGAGCAAGGAATATCGAGATGATCATAAACGAATCGAGGCTACGTTCCATCATACGTGAGGAGATCGTTCGTAGCTCCACACGGCTTTCGTTGAGCGAATCGAGCCTCATCAATGAAGGAGCGAAAGAGACTCTAAAAGGACTGGCACAATCTGCGACTGCAGCTGCTGTAGAATATGGGATAGCTGCCGCTACAGCTGGCGCTGGAGCTGCAGGGCCTGCGCAAGCTGCAGAGACGGCGGTCGATCTTGCTTTCTCTGCAAAGTCGATGATAACTACGCTTGAATCCTTCGACTCCATGATGGACGGGTACAAGGAAATCAAAGAGCTGATGGATCAGTCAAGCTCAATCGGAAAGATCTTCGTACAGTCAAAAGACAGGTACTACGCGATTATAAAAAAGATCCTGCGCACTATAGTCAAGATGGCAGGCGGCGCTGCTAAGGACGTTATCGATAGGATAAAGGATCAGATACAGAATCTGATCTCACGTCTTTCGAACACAATCGGTAATGCTATAAAAGTCATAATACCTGATGCGACTGTAGGGCTTGCCGCAGCAACTCTCATCACCAATACGCTTGAGAGCCTGGGCAACAACTGCTATGATGTATTCTCGACCATCACCAGCCGCGCTGGAAAGTTCATAGACAACCTTTTCAATCCATCGGTGGCCCTAAAAGCTTTCGACGACATGTACCCAAAGATGATCGAGACCATACGCACTGTCGCAGAGAAGATTGACGACCCAAAGCTGAAGGCTCTTCTTGTCGCTGCTTCAGGGGGTGCGGCTCTTCCAGCCACGCTGGTCTGGCCGAGAGCGCTCAAGTGGGCGGCAGGCACGATGGAAGAGAGTCAACCAGATGCGCGGAAAGCTGTTGAGATGATCGTAAAGGTAGCGATTCCAGCTATCGCAGCCCTCATAGCAGCAATGCAGATGATCATGAGGGGCGAGCTGACAGGTCCCGATAAAGCAGGCAAGGAAGCGCCCGCAACCCCCGAGACCAAGACGGAATCAAGACGGAGAAGCCATCTCGATGATATCGAAAGGGAGATCTCATCGATTGAGCGCGACAGCAAGAAGCTGATCGTCCAGAGAGATGATATCGAGGAGCTCAGCGGCTATGATATCGATCGTCCTGCGATACCCGGTGGTTCAGGATCGCATGATGACGGAATCGAAATCGGCGCGGTCTATGAGGAGGAAGACTCCTTCAGCAAGATTCGTCTCGCCCGCCTGAGAGCTTCCGGAGTTCCGTCGAAGAAAGCTCACCAGATGTCGACGTCCAAGTTAAAGCACCGCGGTAAACGTCCTGGTCACGGTTGAGTCCTCTAGAGATCATGATTTCTCTTAAATTGAAACCTCATGATCAATAATTTCAGATAGATAACGCTAAATTGGAGAATCAGAAATGAAGATCAACGAGAGCACTTTCCGCCGAATCCTAAGAGAGGAAGCCGCACGCGAATTTGCTGGAAGAAGCACCCACAGTGTGAATATAGGACTAACTCTCTCTGAGGTTTCTGCCCTCAGAGCTTGGCGCTCCAGGTCGTCTCATTTGAACGAGGTATACACTGAGATCGCCGTGGCTGCGATGCAGTCTAAGTACGGCAGGAGAATCTTGATCTCACTCCTGAAGGCCGTTAAGTTCCTTGCGGGTCCTGACATTCTTCTTCTTCGCAACGTTCACGGCCCGCTGTGGCAGAAGGCTCGTGATCTTGTAAATGATAAGTTCGGTGTTGACATTCCCATCTCCGGTGAAGATGTTATTAGCGTCCTGAAATGGATCGCACCGGGTCATTACACCGGTATGATTATCGATGAGATCATAGACATACTATCGGATATGTCAGACGAGGAATTCAACCAAGAGGTAAATAAGCACACCCGACCCGGCAGCATCGAGGACACTAAAATGGATCCGGGCGCGAGTGGGACGAAGCCTTCAAGAAAGGCGCTCCCCGCACCGAAGTACAAGACGGGTGACGACGTGATGATGAGGCCGTCCCAGGGTCGTCCACCGACCCCGGTGAAGATCGTGGGCGTTCATAAGACCCCTAACGGGTTCGACTACGAAGTGGAAGCGGGCGTCGAGGGCGATAGCTTTGAGTCAACCGTGCCCGAGTACGTCCTGATTCCTGGGCGTTCTTGATCTAGCGTCTAAAAATCCAGCCTCCAGCATCATACATTTGCGCTGGAGGCTTGATGCCGCTTTCGAAAGAGAATGTTGAAATTATTCGTGCTGCAGCGAAGGACGCGGGGGATCACCTTGACGGAAAGCTTCCTCCATGTCAATTCTTGAAAAAAAGAAATCCGTATGCCCATCTGTATGAAAGGCTGAAGTCACGACTCGGTCGAAGCTATAAAGATTGCGATGATGATGAAGTTCCACGCATTCTTGAGATGATAGAGTGGTACAAGAATAACCCGTGCTGATTTATGCAAACCTCCCGCGTTCTGTGGTATGATTAGGACACACTGGAGATTTCATGGCAGACGGTAGCGAGTTCAAGCGTCCAGAGAAGTTCTTTGGGCTTCATTCTCACTCGGGTTTCTCGACGTTCGATGGTCTCGGTTACCCGCAGGAGCACATCGACTTCTGCCTTGAGAATGGTCTCGACGGCTGGGCACTAACTGATCACGGTCAGATGAACGGCTTCGGTCATGCCTGGCTCCACGCTGACAAGCTCAGGAAAGCTGGGAAGGACCTGAAGTTCATTCCTGGTTGCGAGATGTACATCCACCCCGACCTCAACGCTTGGCAGGCTGAGTACCATGAGTGGCAGCAGCTCAAGCGTGATCGTAAGAGCCACGCGAAGGCGAAGGAGAAGCCCGAGAGCATCGTGACTCCGATCGTTGCTGTCACTGATGAGAATGATGAGACGATCGGCATCGACACCGACGCTTCCGCTCTCACGATCGAGAACGAGGACGAGACGAAGTCAACGAAGCACTTCAACCCGATCAACCGTCGTCACCACCTCGTTGTTCTACCACGTCACAGTAAGGGGCTCGAGAAGCTCTTCGGTCTCGTGAGCCGTGGCTACTCCGAGGGCTTCTACAAGTTCCCTCGAGTCGATCTTGCGATGCTCAAGGAAGCGCAGGAGGATGACAGCTTCATCGTCTCGACGGCCTGCATCGGTGGTCCGCTCGCTTTCGAGGTCTTCCGTGAGCTGCAGGAGCACAGCTTCGAGACGCTAAACAGTCGTCTCCTCAATGATCCATCGATCATGGAGCGGGTCATCAATCGAGTCGGCAACTCGTTCGACAGTCTCGCCTGGGCGGTAGGTCGTAAGAATGTGATGCTTGAGCTCCAGTTCAACCGTCTGCCGGCCCAGCACATCGTTAACCGCGCAATCATGGAGTTTGCCAAGCGTCAGGGCATGACAGACCAACTTGTCGTCACCTGCGACTCCCACTACGCACGTCCGGAACACTGGAAGGAGCGCGAGATCTACAAGAAGCTCGGCTGGCTCAACTACGCCGATCTCTCCGCTGACTCGATCCCGAAGAGCAAGGATCAGCTGAAGTGCGAGCTCTACCCGAAGAATGCATCCCAGGTCTGGGATGAGTTCCTGATCTCCCGAGGAACCGATGATTTCTATCGTGGTGAGGAGGATCTTGTCCGCAATGCGGTCGAGCGCACCTGGCATCTAGCTCACGAGGAGATCGGTGATGTCCAGCCCGATCGCTCCGTGAAACTGCCTAGCTACGTCATCCCGAAGGACAAGACTGCGAATGAGGCGCTAGAGGAGTCGGTGGAGATTGGTCTAGTCGCGAAGGGGTTCGACAAGAATCAGGAGTACGTCGACCGCGCGAAGTACGAGCTCGAAGTCATCAAGCAGAAGGATTTCGCATCTTACTTCCTCACGATGAAGGAAATCATCTCCGCCGCGAAGGAGCAGATGTTCGTCGGGGTGGGCCGAGGTTCCGGTGCAGGGTCCCTCGTCTGCTACGTCCTAGGAATCACTGATGTCGATCCGATCAAGTACGGCCTTCTCTTCGAGCGCTTCCTGTCCCCCGACCGTGAGGGCCTACCTGACATCGACACCGATGTCGAGAACCGAGATCTCCTGCTGTCGATCCTTCGTGAGAAATTCGGCAGCGAGAATATCGTTCCGATCTCGAACTACAACACCTTCAAGCTGAAGACTCTCATCCGCGACGTCTCTCGTCTCTACGATATCCCGCTGGAGGAGGTCAACGAGGCCCTGAAGACCGTCGAGAAGGAGGTCATAAACGCGACAAAGAAGGTTGGGGACGATAAGAATCTCTTCGTCCTGACTTTCGAGGATAGCTACGAGCACTGCGAGCCCTTCCGAAACTTCATCGATCGTCATCCGCGGGTTTCTGAGTCCATCAAGGTCCTGTTCAAGCAGAACAAAGCTCTGGGTCGACATGCTGGTGGTGTCATCATCTCGGAGCGGATATCCGAGCGTATGCCTCTCATCATGGCGAAGGGAGAGCAGCAGACCCCCTGGGTCGAGGGCATGAATTACAAGCACCTTGAGATGCTCGGGTGGGTCAAGTTCGATCTGCTGGGTCTTGAAACCCTGCGGACAATCCACCGAACGATCGAACTTGTCCTTCAGCGTCATCACGGGATTAAGAATCCGACGTTCCAGGAGGTCAAGGGCTGGTTCGATCAGCATATGTCTACGGACACGATCGATTTCGATGACCAGAAAGTGTATGAGAATGTCTATCACGAGGCGACCTCCCGAACCCCCGGCGTCTTCCAACTCACCAGCAAGGGTGCCCAACGTCTCTTCCAGAATGCGAAGCCACGATCCATCATCGACATCGCAACGCTGACCTCGGTCTTCCGCCCCGGTCCTCTCGCTGCGAAGGTTGACAAGCTCTACCTCGAAGCGAAAGCCAACCCTCGAAATATCGATTACAAGCACCCACTCATCAAGCAGGTTCTAGAGCCGACGTTTGGATGCATAATCTTCCAGGAGCAGCTCATGCAGCTCTGCAATGTGGTGGCAGGATTCCCGAAGTCCGAGTGCGATAAGGTTCGAAAGAACATCCTGAAGCGCCAGGGCGGTAATCCTGAGGAGTCGATGAAGAAAGCGAAGGCGATGAAGGACAGCTTCGTCAACGGCGCGGTGGGTAATGGCATCAGGGAGTCCGTCGCTTCGAAGCTCTGGGATGACATCCTTTTCTTCGCAGGATACGGTTTCAACCTCTCACACGCGCTGGCTTACGCGATCGACTCCTACTACTGCGCCTGGCTTCTCACCTACTACGAATCCGAGTGGCTCTGCGCTTACATGGAGTCGATGATCGGAAATCCTGATGACCGAGCTCAGGCGATCTCCGACGTGAAGAAGATGGGATACGAGATCGGTAACGTCGACATCAATCTTTCCACGAATCAGTGGTCTGTCGACTCGGATCGCAAGCTGCTCATCCCATCGTTCAACACGATCAAGGGCGTCGGCGAGACTGCCATCGAGGAGATCGTGGCCTGCCGCCCGTACCGCAGCGTCGAGGAGATGCTCTGGAAGGATGATGGCCAGTGGCGGCCCTCGAAGTTCAACCGTCGAGCTCTTGAATCACTCATCAAGGCGGGCGCTTTCGAATCGATGAAGGTTGTCGGAAAGGATAGGCAGTTCTCATCCTGGAAGCAGATGCACCACGTCCTCATTGAGAACGCAGATGATATCAAGAAGTGGGCGAAGAAGGATCCGCAGCGTGGGGTCAAGAAGTTCCGCGAGCTCCTGCTCGAGACCGAGGGCATGGCTGAGTGGACACGGCGTGAGATGGCACTCATGCAGATCGAGCTCTCTGGAAAGATGGATCCTCTCTCCCTCATCCCTCCTGAGCTTCGTCAGAAGTTTAGCGACAAGGAGGTTTACTCCATCGACAATTGGGAGAGACTTGATATCTACTGGTTCGTCATCGTGAGCTCCGTCGAGAAGAAGACAAAGAACGGAAAGCCGTACCTGATGCTTCAGGCGCTGGGAGAGTCAGGGAACATGGAGAAGATGTTCATGTGGGACTGGGACAGTCTGGCTGGGTTTGAACCGTACTCCCTCTGCGTTGCCGAGGTCGATCGATCTGATTTCGGTCTCTCGACAAAGCAGCGTAAGATGAAAATCATGGGATGATCGACTACAATAAAGAAATAGGAGACAGAATGAGAATCGGCTACAGCTTCTGGGGATACCTCACGCCTTTCGAGGAGAACACTATCATCGCAACGCCTGACGGCGAGCGTGGAAATCGTGTTGATTTTGTCGAGGAGATGCTGAAGAGAGGGCATCAGGTCACGCGCCTTCAGGCTCAGCGGGATGAGAAGCCGTACAAGAGCGTCGCTCTCCACGCCGACGGCGGGTTTCCAGACGTCGATGTCGTTTACTTCGAGTGGCGCTGGCCGACCTGGAAGAATGATGAGAAAGTTGGGGGCGATCGAGCCACGGAACCTGACTACCGTCGGCAGATGTCATGCCTCGAGTACTACCACAAGAAGGGTGTTCCCATCATCATCCACGACGGTGACCTGAAGATGACTCCTGAGGAGGAGCTCATGTTCCCGAACGCTGTTCTGACGGATGCCTGCGCGAACCCGCGGGTCCAGACGCGGAAGCGCCTGACGCTTCCATGGTGCAACTACCTCAATCGTAGGACGCCGACGACTAGCTATTCCTACAATTACACTTACGTAGGAAACAACTACGAGCGTGACAAGCAGTTCAAGAAGTACTACAGCATGCCCGCTCGTGGCCTTCGAGATCGTGGAATCCAGACGATGGTCTACGGTAACTGGCTCGAGCGTAGTCCCGAGCGTCGTGATCCTTCGGAGCTTTTGAGGGAGAATCCGCATGTCTCTTTCGGTGGGCGACTTGCCTACAATGAGATCTTCGAGGCATTCAATCGATCGATCACGGTGACGCATATCACGAAGGACGAGTACACCCCCTACGGGAATATCACGGGTCGTTTCATGGAGGGCGTGATGTCCGGTGTCGTAGCTCTCATCCCGAATGAGTATGTCCACGCCCGTCCTGTTGGTCTCGGTGAGTTCATCGTGGACAGTCCTGAGGACGTGATCAGGTGCATCAACGTCCTGAGCGGTATGTCCGCTGCTGATCGAGCGCAGATTGTCCAGGAGCAGGAAAGGGCTCTTCGTAAGGTGGTTGACATTCGACCTGAGCATCGTGTTGATATCATCGAAGCTGTCGCTCGTGGTGAGATCAAGGCATGAGCGGCAACATTCTTCTAAGCTTCGAAGGTCCGGATCGATGCGGAAAATCTGAGATTGCCGCTGAGCTTTCACGTCAGCTGGAGGTTCCGGTCTTCAAGAATACCGGAGAGTGGACGACGGACCTGAAGGACCCGAGTTATTTTAAGAATCTTCTAGTTTTCGGAGGCACGTTTCTGATTGACTTCATCTGCCAGACGAAGCCCAGCGCCATCCTCGACAGACACTACCCGTCGGAATGGGTCTACTCGAGGTACTTCGACCGTGAGACCGACGACGAGATTCTTCGTAAGGTTGACGAAAAGTTTGCGAAAGCCGGTGGCAAGATTGTTATCTGTCGCAGGAAGAGCTATAATGGGATACGTGATGACCTCCACAGCTACATTGACTCTAACACGCTCGAAGGGCTTGACTCTCTCTATGAGGAGTTCGCGAAGTGGACGAGATGTGAGGTCCTCACTGTCTGGGTTGATGACGAGAATCTCGAGCGTGAGACGCTAGAAATCAGGGAGTGGTTGAAGTTATGAACGTCTACAGCAATTTCTCGCAGGCTTACGTTGACCTGTGTCGTATGATCCGCGATGAATCTGAGTTCGTGTCCGCGCCGCGAGGCATGAAGATCAAGGAGAAGCTGGGCGTGCAGTTCAGGATCAAGAATCCTCGTGATCGATTGCCCTACATTGAAGCGCGCAACTTCTCCCTGTCTTACTTCGTCGCTGAGACCCTGTGGTACATGAGCGGAAGCAGCTCCACCGAGTGGATCTCACGATATGCCTCCTTCTGGAGGGATATCAGCGATGATGGCAAGACCGCCAACTCTGCCTACGGCGCGAGGATCTTCAAGCTTCATCCCCGGATCGCTGACGGTGGCTTGAACCAGTGGAATTACGTTAAGGGCGAGCTCAAACGTGATCCTGACAGTCGTCGTGCTGTTATCCATATCAGGACTCCTGATGACTCACTCCACGCGGTGAAGGACGTTCCATGCACTCTCGCCCTTCAATTCTTCATCAGGAACAACAAGCTCCACCTGCATGTCAACATGCGGTCTAGCGACATCATCCTGGGAATCGCCTACGATGTTCCAGCTTTCACAACCATGCAGGAGATCCTTGCAAATGAACTTGAGGTTGAACTTGGAGAGTATGTCCACACATCTAACTCACTACACTGCTATGAACGCGATTTTGAGATGCTGGACGCGATTGCGAATTCAAGCGATAGTCTTGGCCGTCCGATGCCAGCGTATCCTCGAATTTTTCCGATCGACGATCTGATGAGAGCTGAGAGGGGTGTCTGGAGCGCTAGCGAGGGCACCATCAAGGACGGTCTCACTCCCGGACTCGGCGAATCTAGCGAAGATCCAGTTACGAAGAATCTGATCGATGATTGGCGCAGCATCCTGATGTCATTCCGCGCTAGGAAGTTTAAGGACAGCGGTCTTGCCCGACGTCTCATCATCAGCACTGATCATCCTGGTTACCATTTTTTCAAGAGGTGATAAATGAGCAATAAACGTGCCCTTGTAACGGGCGGATGCGGTTTTATCGGTTCCCACGTTGTTCGTGAGCTTGTCGCTCATGATTACATTGTCGACGTTGTCGACGACATGTCCAACGGCTCTCTCGACTCTTTAAGCGGTCTCAATTTCAGAGCATGTCCTGCCGATTTGCTACCTGATTTCGAGCTGAAGCATCCAGAGTCGGATCGAAAGATAGGCTCTGTTCTCGTTGTTGAGGGAGACTTCTCCCATCGAGAAATCTTAGAGCGCTCGAAGGAGGGTCGCTACGATGTTATCTTTCATCTCGCGGCGATGCCACGAGTTGGTTTCACTGTCGAGCACCCCTTTGAGTCTAACGACCTTAACGTCACCCGCGCCTTGGCGCTTCTCGATGTTATCCGCGGCGGAAGCACGAAGTTCGTGTTCTCTTCATCTTCAGCGATCTATGGCGACGTTGAACAGCTCCCGACGACTGAGTTCTCACCCTCAAACCCCCAGTCTCCCTACGGCCTGCAGAAGCGGATGATCGAGGACTACCTGACCCTATTCGGTCGTCTCTACCAGCAGAAGAGTGTCTGCCTCCGTTACTTCAACGTCTACGGACCAGGGCAGGACGGCAAGTCTCCGTACTCGACTGCGGTTGCGGCATGGTGCACCGCCCTGAAGGACGGACGTCCGCTTCGCTCCGACGGCGACGGTTACCAGACCCGAGATCTTGTCTATGTCGGTGATGTAGCTCGAGCGAATCGTCTAGCTGCTGAGACCCAGCACGACCTCCGTGGTCATGCTTTCAACGTTGGGTCAGGTAAGTCATACGCGAACGTAGAGATTCTTGACATGCTGAAGGACCGATTCCCAAACCTAGAGGTCAACCACGCTCCTGCTCGCGCAGGAGACGTACGTGATACTCTCGCTGATGTCAACATTGTCAAGCGGGCGCTCGATTGGGAGCCCCAGGTTCATTTCGAGGAGGGTCTCGATGCAACGCTGAGATGGTGGGGGCTAGATGGGAAGGGCACCTAAGCAAGCGTGGGTTTCCACCTCAAGGATCGAGAAAAACCCATGGGGAGAATCACAAACCTGGGACGCTACGAATGGGACTCACGGTAAGGTCATCAGCATCAAGGAGGGACATCGTACTAGCTTTAAATACCATAAGCTCAAGAATGAGGTGTTCACGGTCCTAGGCGGCACTGTCAGGGTTGATTTTGGAAACTCCTCCTCATTGCTGAAACCTGAGAAGTATCCGATGCAGTCAAGGATCCTTCGCGAGGGTGATATTCTGCATGTTCTCTCTGAATGCCCATACCGTCTCACCGCTCTCGAGGATTGTAAGATCATCGAGATCGGTGACCGTCACGATAATGAGCCGGTGAGGCTAGAGGACGACTACGGGAGGGCGAATGCCAAGCAATCCTGAGCTCATCATCTACACCGGACCCATGTGGGGCTCGAAGACCACCCGGCTTGTCGCGTCCATGGAGCGTCTGAAGCTGCAGGGTCGAAAAGTAGTCGCCTACAAACCGACCATGGACGAGAGGTACTCGCTCTCCAACATCTCGACCCACTCAGGCGCCTGCTGGCCAGCCCACTGCGTCAGCTCCGGAAGCATGCTCTGGAACCACTTCCAGTCGTACGAGGAGCCAATCGACGCTGTTGCCATAGATGAAGCCTTTATGATCGACGGAGTGACATCAGCGGTCCTCCAGATCATGCGGAAGGGGACTACTGTGCTGGTTGCCAGCCTCGATCTAAGCGCACGTTGTAAGCCGTTCGAGGAGATCGAACGACTGATGCCGTACGCAACCCGCATAGAGAAATGCTCCGCCGTGTGCCCGATCTGCGGTAACGAGGCTTACTACACGGCGAAGCTCAGCAGCAGTGAGCTCGAGATCGAGGTCGGTGGGAAGAGCATGTACGAGCCGAGATGTTTTCGTCACCATCCTATCATGTGTAATTCGGACATTCCTGCGGAATAATTTGGTGAAGAGGAATCATGTCCATTCTAGAACCGTCTAGTGTCGATCTCGTCATTTACCACGCAAACTGCACAGACGGTTTCGGCGCGGCCTACGCAGCGTGGAAGCTTCTGGGAGATCGAGCTGAGTACCGCGCCGCGAAGTACGGTGAACCTCCCCCGAGTGTCTCCGGTAAGAGTGTTCTGATCGTGGATTTTTCGTATGACAACACCACAACCAAACGGCTCATGAAGGAGGCGAAGAGCCTCCTCATTCTCGATCATCATAAGTCCGCGATGGTGGAGCTCCACGACATCTCCTGCACCCATTTCGACATGAATCACAGCGGAGCGATGCTGGCGTGGAAGTTCTTCCACCCGGGAAAGGAGGCGCCCAGGATGATAAAGCACATAGAGGATCGCGATCTCTGGAAGTGGGAGATCCCGTACTCCAAGGAATTCTCGGCTGCGTTTGATATGGTTCCCTTCGATTTTGAAGAGTTTGACAAATATCTTGATGATTCCGCCGTGGACAGCGCCCAGGAGCGCGGTGCGTACATCCTAGCGTACTCGAAGACGGTAATATCGAAGATCGCGAAGCATGCCACCCCCAGGAAGATTAACGGTAAGGAAGTTCTTGTCGTCAACTCGCCCCACTGGATGTCTGAGATCGGAAGCGCTCTCTCACCCAGGTGCGATTACGCGCTCATCTGGTACTACGATCATGAGACACGTCAGGTGAAGGTGAGCCTCCGTGCCCATCATGATGACGCTGACGTCAGCGAGGTCGCGAAGCGTTTCGGCGGAGGCGGTCATAGAAAAGCAGCTGGGTTCGCTCTTCCACCTGGGGTGAGCATCGAGAGCATCTTCGACGGAGCTGGAGCGTGAGTGACCGTCCAACATGGGATCAGGTTTGGGGAGACGTTGTCAGCACAATCGCCCGTCGTTCCGCCGACCCTTCCTTCAAGGTAGCTGCGATAATCGTGACCGACGACAATACGCAGCTCCTATCCCTCGGTTACAACGGGGATCATACAGGAGGGTCTAACTGTCGTGAGTCTGAGATGCCGGGGGAATCAGGTTTCATCCACGCTGAGGTCAACGCTCTTATCAAGCTTGACTTCAACAGCCCGAAGCGCAAGAAGATGTATGTTAGCCTCAGTCCATGTCGTATGTGTGCGAAGGCGATCATCAACGCTCGGATCGACGAAGTGGTCTACCTTGAGGAGTATCGCGACACCTCAGGACTTGATTTGCTGCGACATGCAGGCATAAAGGTTCGTCGATCATCCGACGAGCGTGATATTTAGACTACGCACGCTAGGAATTTCTAAAATGAGAGAAGTCAAGAAGCAGCAGAAGAAATCCGTTACACTGGCGGAGATTTCGCTGCGTGATTATAGCATGGATTTCCTGACGGAGGCAACGGCTGACAGGTCAGCTCTCGATCTTGCGTCAAGGGCGATAGATCCTCTCTCGAACATCGAGAGCGCCATCGATCAGAAGATGCCTATGACCGCTGCTGGGATCCGCAAGTCCATAAATCTCGTGAATAAGAAGATGTCCGAGTCGCCTGGATTGGCAAGCTCCGTCATGTCAGCCCTGAATTTGACATCGAAGCACAAGGATCTCATCGACGTTATCACGAAGACTGAGGTCCTGAAGTTCTCCATCCTCAACGCGATGGACGCGGTAAGGCTTCTCCTCCTCACTGACTACAAGCGGGTCGATAAGTTCTACTCCGATCAGGTCGTCATGATGCAGATAATACCCACCTCAGCACCACCGGGAGCCCCTCCACCGATAGCTAGGTTCGGTCCTGCCAAGACCGTTCCATTCTCAGAGGCTAAAGCCCTGGGGGATGGTTACGCGGTCTACATCAGGGAGGCGAAGTTCATGCTGATAGGTGCCGAGACCTCGGCGCCTCTCGTTCCTGCTCGGCTCGATCTTCGCGGCATGCCGCCGATGTTCGCGAGGGTGCCCACCGGGAAGCTGTACTTCGTCGAGCGTGACGCTGAGGGGGATCCGAGTCCAGTCTCTGGAAACGTGAAGCTCAAGTTCCTCAACCTGGCATCGGCCCCAGCTCCAGGGGTTCTCAACCAGAAAGTTTCTGCTAGAGCAACCGCGAAGGGATTCGACGTCAAGGATACGGTCGACGGCAACTTCAAGGTTTCGACCACCGCGGCAGGCAAGATCGAGAACGCGTTTCGTATCTTCAAGCAGAGACCTCCTAGCCTCAAGCCTGACAGTTCTTTGCTGGACGCCACCGATCTTGCAGCTGAGATAGAAGACCTTACTCTCGCAGAGTTCAAGGAGTGCTTCTCAGCTTTCACCGACAACACCACGGTTGACACCGGTGACATGGACACCTACGATCTGGCGGACACGCTGGTCCTGACAGGACTCTCGACGATCGTAGGAATGTTCACGGGTACCCGCGAGGCAACACCGGGCGCAGGCAGCGCTGGGGGCGCAGGACCTGGAGCTCCCACATCTCCGGGCGGATCTGGTTCAGGCTCAGGAGGCTCAGGAGGCTCAGGAGGCTCAGGAGGCTCGGGGCGCGCCGGAGGGGGAGGACCAGGCGGTGGAGCACCCCTGAGATCCCAATCATTCGATAATTTCATAAGGACCACCGCGATAGTTAAGGGCGCGACACCAGCGGAGCGCAACGCGAACCTGAGCAGCCTCATGAATATCATCGACCAGGGCGCGATGAGGAGGGAGCTCAACCGTGTGGTCGGGCCGACTTTCACGTTCACGGAGGGAAGCGTGGAAAGGTGGAAGCAGCTCGCCGGAATCAAGGAGGGAAAATGAAACGTAGGAAGGACAGGATCGTTGAGATCATGCGTGAGCAGTACGAGAGCAGGATCTACTCCACGCTTCTCGAGATGGAGCTCAGCAGATCAGGAAAGGAAATACTGAACGCTGCAGGACTAGAGGTCACTGAGAAATCCACGGGAGATAAGTACACGATACACAGCGTGGTCCCTTCGGAGCATGGTCTCAAGATCAGCGTGATGTCCGCGACGGATGTCACCGGGCCGATGATCGGTACCCCGACAAAGTCGTACTCCCTCGAAGAGTTCGAAGCAAAATTTAAGTAAAGGATCGAACCCAAATGAAGAAGCTGAGCAACATCGAAGGAATAACTGACCAGGACATCGTCTCTGTGATCAGGGAATCGCTTACGTTGCCGAAGAAACAGGAGAAGCGCCCGCAGCCTCTTAACGAAGCCTACGTCCTCTCCAGCAATAAATACGATCTCGCGACAGAGAACCTCAGCGAGGAGAACAAGGCTGCACACCAGGAACTCATGGACGGTTACGTTAAGGCTGCCAATGAGGTCTCAGCAGCGCTTGACACTGCCGATCGCGAAAATTCGAATCCCAACAATTCCACGTTCAGAAACCTGAAGATGGACGAGGTTCACAACGTCAACGCCGCCTTCCTCCACGGTCTATTCTTCGAGAATATCTCCGACGTGAGATCGAATGTCGCGATGGATTCACTCACGTACATGCGACTTGAACGTGATTTCGGAAGCTTTGACGCATGGCAACGCGATTTTATCGCATGCGCTCTCGCGTCGAGGAACGGGTGGGTTGTCACAGCTTACAACTTCCTTCTCAAGCGTTACGTCAACGTTGTCGTTGATCTTCATAACACTGGAATTCCCTTCTCTTCCCATCCTGTGATCGTCCTCGACTGCTGGGAGCATTCGTATTACCGTGACTATCTCAAGGATCGCCGCTCCTACGTCTTCGCTATGATGAAGGAGCTTCGTTGGGCTCTCATAGAGGAGAGAGTTCGCAGGGTTGAAAGGATGCTGGAGGCTGCGAAATGAGACTGGATAAGAGAGCTCTGCGCAAGAGCATCATCAAGGAAATTTACGGGACGAGCATGCGCTTCCTTCTCGAAGCTGAGGGGGATCCGCCGGCTGATCCTGCTGCTGATCCCGCAGCTGCGCCTCCGGCTGATCCTGCAGCCGCATCTCCGGTTGACCCCGCTGCTCCCGCACCCGCTCCCGCTCCTGACCCGATGGCTGGACTCGGTGGGCCGGCCCCGGCTCTTGATCCTGCAGCTCCAGCTCCTGACCCGATGGCTGGGCTGGGCGGCGCTCCACCCGCCCCTCCTGCTCCTGGCGCTCCACCCACTCCCGGAGCTGCAGCCCCCACTCCAGTTCAGGGAACTAAGAAGGTCGAGGCTGACGATCCAATAGAGAAGTTCCTCGTGAAAGCCGAGGATATGGCACTCAAGAAAGCCTCCAACCAAGTTCAGGCCGAGAGCCTCAGAAAGCGTAAGCTGTCTTTCCTTCTCGAAGCCGAGGGCACCGAACCTGAGCTAGACATGGATTCCTTCACTGCTGATGTCGCGCGTCTCATCAAGAACTACATGTCTCTTGTCGATGTCAAAGGGAACGTGATAACAAAAGCTCAGAAGTACCTGAAGGAGAAGTACCCAACCAAAGGTCAGAAGTACTCTGATGATCTTGTCAGTTTACTCGGTAGGGAATACGACATAAGGTTAGAGCCAAAGGAACAACCGGCTGATTCATATGCAACGGGCGCAAAGAGCGGCGGTGGAGCTGCAGGTTAAAGAGCTTGAGCATGTCCTGACACCCAGGCGGTGCGCACACATCAAGATGCCGTCTGAGCTTCATGCTAACATGAGGATCGTTGGCTTCCAGAAGAAGCTATCACTGCAGGAGATGTTCATCGAGTTCGCTCGTATGCTCACGGATGGTGATTCGTACCTCAACAAGAAGATGGACGATCTCGCTAGGCTCAAGAAAGAGAAGAAGATAAAGAAGCTGACCGCTCAGGATTCCGAGGACATCTACGATTTCATCTCGAAGTCTGGAGAATCATCTTGAAATTCATTGCTAGGATGATGAGCTTCATAACTCAAGAGATGGAGATCCAAGAGCTCCGCGCACGTCTTGAAGAAAATGATAAAAAACTTGAACAGCTGTCCGAAGTGATTAATATCTTAGGTAAGTTCAGCGAGCAGATGGCAAGGGACATAAGAGCGGTAGCGTCACACATCGCCCTTCTAGAAATCTCTCAGAAGAACTCTCGGAAGACATTCACTGTGAAAAAGTCTGACGATGATTTGATCAATTAACAAAAGGAAGAAGAAAATGAAGAACGTCACCATGATCGCAGCTCTCTGCGCCCTCCTCACCGCTTGCTCCAAGGAGGAGACCGCTCCTGCTGCTGAGACCGTCGCAGCTCCGGCTGTCGTCGAGGCTCCTGTCGCTCCCGTCGCCGCTGAGGCTACCTCCGTTACGACGACGACCGACGCGACCACGACCGATGTCAACAACAGCACGACCACGACGGAAGCGACGGACGTCAAGGCGGGTAACACCGTCACCGTCACGACCGAGAAGAAGGCGAACTGATCGTCTCTCGGCAGTGAATGGGGGAAAAGCCGTCCACGTGGCGGCTTTTTCTGTTTCCGGAAATACTTAAAGAAGAAATTCTATCAGAGAGTGTCACATGCCAGACGTTAAAGTAAAAAAGTCAGTCCTACAGAGCATCATCAAGAAGCATCTCTTCGAGTCACCGGCGCCCGATAGCGGGGTCCCCCGCCGCCTGACGGTTGGGCCTGACCGTTCCCCACTTCCCCAGGGTCTTCCCCTGTCACCGTCGGACAGGATGTCGGTGCAGCTCGACGTTGAGCGTCCTCCGGTCGATGATCCTGATTACATGCCAGAGAATCCTCGCGAGCTGGGATACGCTGTCCAGGCTCTTGCCGAGATGGTACCGGTGGAGTTCGTCGAGAAGGTATACGACGGATTCAAGAAGATAATCGAGGACGCAGTAGAGGGCGACGATGACTCCGAGGGTGAGGGCATGAAGATGTCCGACGACGTCGATCTCCTCAACAAGTTCGAGTCATTCTACCGCAGGAGCAGGCTCGTCAACTCTCTCATGAGTGAGGCTGCGGATGACTCTGACCCCGAGGAGGATGAGGCGGAGCTTGCACGTCTCGAGCGTGAGATGGGGGCGGAGCTGAGAGCACAGGCCGATCGTGAGTTCAAGAAGCCGACGGTCGACAGCGCTTCCACGCTGAAGATCCGCGAAGCGCTGGGGGCAGTTGGCATCAACAATACGAACCTCGTCGACTACTTGATCAATCAGATCATCGAGAATAGGGGCGAGGAGAGCACGTCGGGTCTCACATCAGAGGATTTCATCAAGTTCTACGATCTCCTGATAAAGCATAGCGGCGATCAGGCAATCGAGAAGGTGCTGCAGAAGGCGATTCGAGATTCAAATTCCAACAGGGACAAGGACAAGTGGGACATCATGGTCCAGTTCATCCAAAGCTTCCCGCAGATCGTCGCAAAGCGTGAGGAAGAGCTCTTGGCTTCACGTCCCGGAACACGCTCCGACCCCAAGAAGTTCGAGTACCAGACCTCTGCTAAGAAGTACGGCTACGCTGCCGCTTCCGGTCTCCGTCAGACGTTCATTCGAGACATTCTGGGCGTTAGAGCTCTCAGGCCCTACATCGTCACGAAGGAGATAGAGGAGATCTCCAACGATCTCATCCGAAAGTCTTTCGTCAATGTCTTCAGCCGCGAAGAGAATCAAAACTTTCTGGAAACGCTTTTCGACGAGGAGGGTCTCCCAGATCTCAAGAGCATGATCACGGATCCTGAAGCGCTGGCTCACTCCAGCATATTCCAGAACTTCGCCGGTCTCAT